GCTGAAGGTATAGTTGAGTCAGATGACAACAAGATAAAACTCTCAAAAGGGTTGATATTAAAACACTTTTCTCCTGGTACTTGTTTGTTAACCGAACTTAAATGTTTCAATTCTCTAACGGATAGAAAAACTTATCAGTTCAATACTGTTCAAGAAGCCAAACTATTAGTTGACAAGATAAAACATACTGCTTCAACTATCAATCAAGAAAAGTTAGACCTAGAAAAAACTGCTCTGATACATGAAATAAACAAAACCGTCGGCCCCGAACTCTTTTCAAAGGAACTATCACAGTATAAGATACTAGCAACAGTTCAAACAGTGTTTAATGTATCAAGAAATAAAACACTACTAGAACAATCATTTGATAAAGTTTTTGATCTTGAACAACAGATCTATGGTTTTTTGGTGGAGAAATCTCAACCAGAAAACAACTCTTCTGATCTTGTTCCGTTAGAAGAGATTATGAACTCTGATATCCAGTCTATTACTGTTAAGATTTTTGAGAATAAAATAGAAGAAAAGTTTAGTAAAAACTATAGTCCTGCACAGAAATCTATTCTAAGATTATATTTGAACGACCAAACTCCCGAACTGCTTTCTGAACTTAATTCTATTAAGCAAAGGATTCTGACAAAAACTCTTACCAAGGAACTTGCTAGCTCTGTTACAAAGGAAGACAAAGTTCTATATGACAAAATTCAAACCATCAGAGATGTTCTTAAAGAACAAGAACTAACAACAAGTAAACAACATGTTGGACTGATTCTAAACGTTCTTAGCCTTGAAGAAGAGTTTCTATTAGAAGAACAAGGACAGGTAGCACCATGACAAAAAAGATGTTGTTAGAAAACTCTATCATGTTTGAGTACAATGACTCAAACATAGAAGAACAAGACAATGGTTGTATTATAGTAGAAGGAGTTGTTCAGAGAGCGGATGCTGAAAACCACAACGGCAGGATCTATCCTTATAACTCTTTATTAAAAGAAGTTGAAAACTACAAGAAAAAGATACGTGACAAGTGTGCTTGGGGAGAGTTAGATCACAGAGACTCTCCTACAATTAACATGGAAAATGTTTCACACAGGTTTCTTGACATCTGGGAAAAAGATAAAACCTTCTACGCAAAAGTACAGGTTCTAGGAGCCCCAACAAAAGGAGCTATCATTCAAACAATGATAAAAGCTGGTGGACGTCCAGGTATTTCTTCTAGATCTCTTGGTACAGTTAAAAAACAAAACGGTGTAGACATGGTAGATGAACTACAACTCATCTGTTGGGACTTTGTTTCTGATCCAAGTACACATGGGGCTTATATGAATCTAAGAGAAGGAAGAGAGATAGATCTTGAAGAGTTCAACAAATCACTTAGCAAATCTGAGAAGATTGATAGAATAGCTAATGAAGTTTTAGAATACATCAAGAACTGTACAAAATAATAAACACTATGAAAATAACAGAATCAACATTAAAAACTATTATAAAAGAATGTTTAAAAGAAGTGTTGTCTGAAGTTTTAGTGGAGCAACAGCAACAACGTACTACTTCTTCTCAAAATCCTTTAATCAATCTCATAGCTGCGGGAGTAGCAAGAGGAAATCCAGAACAGATGAAACTCTATGAAGGAATATTAACTGATGCGGTACAAAACAACCGTGACGGAGATGTTATTCCAATTGACGCTATGAATCAACTTCAACAAAAACCTCAACAACAGCAACAAAATCAACAACATGTTGCTAAAGATCCCAAATATCCTAACAGATGGGCAGAACTAGCTTTTAACACCAGTACAAGTGAACTAAGTGGTTTGTTAGCTAGTAAAATGACATAGATATAACAGTTGTTTTTAGTTTTGATTATACTTAATAATCAGGATTGAAATAAACAACTATGTCAACAATGCGTTATTTAACAGTAGTGACTCCATTCTCTACCTTTGCGGTTGGAGGTGCAGATTCACAGAGCATGAGAAATGCTTTTCCTAGTTCTCCTATGTATGATGGTACCTACTCTACTGAAGAACAAGTTCAACAAGCTTTTTTAAGACCAAGAGAATATGATCCAACCACAGGAGAAATAAATGATGGGGGTTATGCTTTTGGAACTGTTAATGTTGAATATCGTGACTCTCCTAACCTAGCAGAAGTAAGAACAGGTGGAGGTGGTTTACCAGGATCACCATGGGCACCAAACATAGCAAGTCCAGGTGAAGGAAACGGAGATAACGCTACTGCTATTCCAGCAACAGGTGTTGCTGCAACTCTAGCTAATAGAGGCGCTGGGGGCGCTTGGTCAGGTGATGGTTTAGCTTCTCCAAGTACAACTGCAAGAAGGTTAGTTCCGAGAAGACTAGGTGGATTGATTCCTGGTTTTGGTGGAAGAGTCTAATAAATAACGATATAGAAAGATAAACATGACAAAGCCTAATACAAGATCAACAACAAATCTTTATGAAGAATCATTGTTGGAAGTTGACAAATATAAAGAACTAGCAATGGAACAAGCTAAAAAAGCTGTTCTTGAAAGTATCACTCCTATGATTAAGAAACAACTGGATATCAATCTTAACAGTTTAACAGAACAACAAGTCAAACTGTTTGTTGAAGAAGCAGAAGATCCTTTCACTCCTGAAACAACAGATCCAACACAAGGTCAACCACCTGTGCCAACTGATCCTCCCGTTGTTGATCCTCAACAATCAGCAACCCCTCCTGTTGATCCAACAACTCCAGTAGCTCCACCTTCAGTTGTAGGAACAGAGCCAACAGATCTTTCACCTCCAGTAGTTCAAGATCAAACAACAACCACTAGTTTACCAATTACTCCTCCTACTGCAACAGGTTTAAACGTACCAATGCCAGGACCGGATGGAAAAGTAGTTGTTGACTTGGAAATGATATTGAGTGGTTCTGGTGATTTACTTGAACCTACTCCATTAACACCTGATCAACCTGATTTAACAGGAGGAGCAATAGACCCAACAAATCCTCAACCAACTGAACTTGGTGGTTTTCCTGAAACCGCTCCACCAACTGATATGGGAACTAATCCTCTAAAGGAATGGAAATCAGAACTTAACAGGTTGTTTAGTTTAACAGAAACGGTTAAAACAGAACTTGGAAAACTAACACTGGTTGAAAGACTAGCAGAACAACAAGAGAAACTAATAGAACTAAAAGAATCAAAAGTTATTAATGATAGCAAGTTTGATTTTTATAACGGTTTCGTAGAAAGATTTTATAACGTTCTTAAAGGAAATATAAACGAAAGCAATATTTATTCCAAGAATACAGAGGAAGTAATGTTAAACAAAAAGAAATCATCAGTAGCAGAGTTTGCTCAATCTCTATTTTTATCAGAATCAACTCACACAGGATTTGGTGATGGTGAAAAAACACCTAAAGGAAAACCAGAACTAGGTGGGGATGAATCAGCAAAACATGCTATGAAAATCAGTGGAAAGCAACCAGCAGATCCAGGCAAGTCTAAAGCTCTTGTGGTTGAAGAAGAAACAGAAGTTGAACCTGAAGTTACAACTGAAGTTGCAAAACCTGACGGACCAAAAGACAAGTCCGAAGGTTGGACTAAAGCAAAACTAGCTAAGAAAAAAGCAGCTCTTAAAGAACAAGCAGCAACAATTGCTAAACAACTTCAAGAGTGTGAATCAATGGAAATGTCTAGCGGTGGTGGTGAATCACATGTTGGAAACGTTACTCTTCATGCCGACAATGTAACAATTGTTTCAAGTGGAGCGGGTGACGAAACAGATCTTGGTGCAATGAGTGATGATGATGAAATTGATGTTGTTCCCGATACTGAAGGTGGAGAAGAACAACCAGAATTTCTAGGTGGAGATGATGATGTTGTTAGTGGTGATGAAACTGAAGAAGACGAAGAAGAACCAGGATTCAAAAAAGAATCAGCTTCTTATAAACAACTTCAAAAAGAACACGTTGAACTACAACTTGTGACAGCACAAAGTTTGTATCTAAACAAACTGTTTGCAAAAGAAGGTGTAACACTTGGTATGAAGAAAAAAATTACTGAGCACATGGACAAAGCTAAATCTTTGACAGAAGCAAAAGAAGTTTACTTCAAACTAAAGACAGCCTTGGATGAGAATCTATCTAAGCACTCATCTGGTACTAGAAAACTTACAGAAAACAAAGGTGCATCTGCTTCAAGCGGAACAACACCAGCAAAGAAAGTTGTAGCTGAAAATACTACAACAAATCAAAGCGGTCCTTTTTCAAGAGAAAGATTTATGCACTTAGCAGGAATTGTAAAGAAATAATAAAACAAGCACATAAATATAAAAAGGAAAACTAAAACATGAATTTTTCATTAAGCCAATTAGCAGAGTCAGTAGTCAGACGTGATATGAACGCTGACGCAAAGAGAATCACCGACAAGTGGGAAAAAACAGCCCTTCTTGAAGGTCTCTCAGGTGTTAAACGTGTAAGAATAGCACAGTTACTAGAAAACCAAGCCAATGAACTCGTAAGAGGTACATCAGCCCCACAAGTTCTACAAGAAGCAAACGCTATCTCAACTGGTGCTGCTGGTTTAACAAGCTCTGGTCAACTAGCTGGATTTACAAACGTTGCTTTTCCTATCGTAAGAAAAGTATTCGCAGGTTTGGTAGCAAACGAACTTGTTTCAGTACAAGCCATGAGCCTACCAACAGGACTTTTGTTCTATCTTGACTATACATACGGTTCAAACGTTGGTGGAGATGCAGGGATCAACCTTAGCACTTCTTCAACAAATGAAACCTACTCAGCCGGTACTTCAATTTACAACCTCCCAACAGGAGCTTCTATTCGTGGTGGTTCATCTGCTACAGGTGGACAGTTTGGTTTGGTTGGTCAAGGATATTCCAAAGTACACAACCAAGCAACAAACCTTGTTTGTTCAACAGACTCAATTGGTGCTTGGGTTTCAGGATCAACCTGGACAGCCGCCGCAACAGTAGGTTCAACAACAGACTTTACAGGATACAACGCTAGACTAGTTGGTTATAACCCAACTGTTCAACAAGATCTTGAATCAAACACACTTGACTACTGTTTCATGCACGTAAGCGCAGCACAGTTTACAAGCAAGATCACAGGTGCAGACATCAATGGTGCAGTTGAACAAATCACTGTAACAGGTTTTGGTGTTACTGCTCCAGGTGGTGCAACTAGCTGGGGTACAAACTATCAATCAGGTACAGGGGTTATGAACCTACGTGGTGAAAACAAACGTGGTACATGGAACCCAATCACAGGTATTTTTACACCTGACAGCAATAACGGAACACACATTCAATTTGTTATTGCTCTAAGTAACACAGGTGCAGCACCAACAGTAGGTAACGCTACAACAAACGCTGTAACTGCTTCTGCCGCTCTAGCTGACGCTCTAAGCGTTGATAGTTCAACAGGATCAACTCTAGCAGTTCCTTCTTTTGAAACCAACTTTGCTGTAGATGCTTCACCAAGAATCCCAGAAATTGACATCAAGATTGAATCTGTCAACGTGATGACAACATCACGTAAGATGAGAGCACGTTGGAGCCCTGAAATGGCTCAAGACATCACAGCTTATTTTGCGATTGACATTGAAGAAGAACTAACAAATCTTTTGTCACAACTAATAACACTAGAAATTGACAGAGAGATCTTGAACGATCTTCTAATGCAAGCAAACGCTGCTAACCTTTATTGGAGCCGTACTCCTGGTAAAGTAGTTAACAAATACACAGGTACAGAAGCAACAAGAGCAACCTCTCTAAGCCCTGCTCCTGCGTTCATGGGTGATGTTCAAGCTTGGTATCAAGTGTTGATTGAAACAATCGTAGAAGTTGCTAACACAATCTACAAGAAAACACTCAGAGGTTCAGGTAACTTCATCGTTACTTCAACAGAAGTTTGCACAATCTTTGAATCAATGAACGGTTACAACAGTAACTTTAAAATTGATGGACAAGGACAAGTAAAAGATGGTATCTCACTAGGGGCAGAAGCAGCCGGTACACTACAAAGCAGATTCGTAGTTTATAAAGACCCTTACTTCCCTCAAAACAAAATCTTGGTAGGATACAAAGGAAATACATTCTTGGAAACAGGATATATATATGCTCCTTACATCCCCTTGATTCTTACACCAATCGTTTATGCCCAAGAAGACTTTACTCCCAGAAAAGGGATAATGACTAGATACGGGAAAAAGATGATAAGAAGTGACTTCTACGGAACAGTTACAGTTCTAGATATGCAATACATCTGAAAGATTTAGCTTAGTTTACCGATAGTTTGAGAGGGCGGGTTCCGAAAGGTTCCTGCCCTTTCTTTTTGTCTTAACCTTTGCAAAAGCTGTGATATCGTGGCATACTAAGTTCTATGACTGTCGGAATCTATAAAATTACAAACAAAGTTAATGGAAAATTTTATGTTGGTAGTTCAGCTAATATATCAAAGAGATGGTGGGAACACAGAACAAGTTTAATAAAAAACAAACATGTTAATGTTCATCTACAGAGTTCTTGGAACTTACACGGAGAAAACAGTTTTGCATTTGTTCTAGTTGAAGAGGTTGATAAAGATACAACTGATGAAGAATTAAAACAGAAGGAACAGGTTTATCTTGATGAGTGTTGGGATGGGGGAGTTAACTGTTACAACATGTCAAAGATAGCTAATAGACCATGTAACCCCGAACTACCAGTATTACAACTAAACAAAACTACAAAAGAAGTTATCAGAGAATGGGGAAGTGCTACAGAGGTTGAGAAAGAACTAGGTTGGGCAAGAAATAACATAGGCAACTGTTGTAGAGGAATACTAGGAACTTTTAAGGGATATAGATGGCAGTATGTTGATAATTCTGTGAATAACTATGTCCAGAAAGAAACCATACAACATGGAGGACATAATAAAAGAAAGCTTGTTAGGGTTAATTCTGTTACTGGAGCAGTTGAACAAGAGTATGATAGTCTTGAACAAGCTTCTAGAGAAAATAATATAAAACACTATTCAAATGTGTTGCAGGTTTGTAATGGTACCAAACAACAAACTCATGGACTTGTTTTTAAATACTTAGAGGATCATCAGTCAGTAAAATCAACTGACACTACTGGTTATAAATGTCTTGTCTGTGGTGTTTCGGGGTTTGCAACATTAAAAGCTCTTGCTACTCATATCCAACTTTCTCATAAACCGTTAACTTCTGAGGAATACACTGTCAAACACTTGTTGGGATTATCTCACCCTCCTAAGTGCAAGGTCTGTGACAATGTTCCTAGATATGTTGCTTTTAGTTTTAAGTCTTACTGTAAAGATCATGCAGTCTTGGCATCAACCATAGCAGGGAGTAAACTAAAACCAAGGAAACCCAAACCACCAGAAGCTCCTACACTGCCTGAGAATATTCTAGTTGAAGGAATACGTGTTGGAATATACCAACTGACCAACAAGGGTTATAGTAAAGACTGGTGGCTAGAACAGAAGAAATTAAACCCAGATTTACTACTGTTTTATTCTGATGATTGGAATACTAAACAAGAATTAATCAAGTCAATGATTAACTGTAGGTTGGGTAAGTCAACTAATGTTTATGATGCTAGAAAACTTTTGGTTGTTGAAGATCCAGAGTTAACAAAACAGTTCTTAGAACTTAATCACATATCAGGAGTTTGTAGATCTATTAAGTCCTTTGGTTTAGTTGATAAAACTAGTAAAGAACTTGTTTGTTTGTTAACTCTTAGAAAACCTCTACATAAACAAGAACCAAATGTTATTGAAATAGCAAGGTTTTGTTCAAAACAACAGTCAAACATAAGAGGTGGTTTTAGTAGGTTGTTGTCTTCTTCTGTTAGATGGAGTGTTAGTAACAACTATACCAAGATGATCTCTTATTGTGACTTAAACACTGGAACAGGAAGGGTATATGAAGCTACAGGTTTTAAACTTCTAAAAAAAAACACAGGAGTTAACTACTGGTATACTGATGGAACTAAAAGATACAACAGGTTTAAGTTCAGAGCACAACCTGGGAAAACAGAGAAACAAATAGCGGAAGAGAATGGTGTTCATAGAGTTTATGGTTGTGGCAACTCACTCTATGAATTTGAAATAAACAAATAGTTATTTCAGTATGTTTTCCATTTATAGTTTATTGTTTGAAAGTTTTGACTATTATTATTCTAAGTTTGGAGTAACTGGTAAACTTAATCCGAAAGAAGCTAGAAAACATTTCTATGAACTTTTAAAAAATACTATGGACAGAGCAAATTTATTATTTGTCTATGATCCTCACTGGTTATCCAAACAACAATCAGAACATGCAGGAATGTTAATCCCAACTCAATCAAGAACAGTATTCAACCGAATAGTAATAGATTACAACAAAAAACAAATCAATGTTCCATATGGTTTTGAGTACAGCCCTGTTTTATTCTGGCAATTAAAATCTGTGCTACAAACATTTCCAGAGTTTGGTAGTTTTCCTTTAGTTATAAATGGATATAAAGAAAAATATGATAAAAATCTAGAACAGTTTGTTAGTTCGGGGCAACAAGTTTCTGACAGTTTTAAAGATTATGATAAATCTACAATCAAGCATAGAGATATAAACTATGAAGTTGAAAAAACAATCCAAGAGGTTGACTGGTATCATGTTACTAGAAAAACAAATCTTGGTTCAATAAAAAGAATTGGCTTAATCCCATCAAAAGAATTTATAAATCCACAACAAAGAGGCTGGACACAGAGAAATCCAAATCTCCAAAATGTGGTTTATCTAACAAAAAATTACTCAAGAGCAGAAAAAATTGCAGAAGTTTTAATTCAAAAATATAATGAACCAGTAATCATTTTAAAAGTTTCTGGTGAAGCTTTAACAGACAATTCAAAACTAGTTATAGATGAAGATGAGATACACCAATTTCAAGAAAAACCAAACAAACCTGGAATACCTGATTATTTGTTATCAGTAGTTGGTAAAACTGAATCAATAGGATATGAAGGAACTATTCCTTGGAAATATATAAAACTAGTTGAAGTTGTTAAAGATGATTTAACAAATCAAAGTTAGCAGGTTTCCCAGATGATTTAACATAGTTTTTCAACTCAGACTTCTTGAGTTTAAAAAATGTATTGATCTTACCATTGTCTCTTAGTATCAATAGTCCTTCAGTTTTATAATCATAAACATAAATCTTGAATAAACCCACCTGATCTATTTTAAATTCAATGGTTGTTGGCAGGTTGTTTCTTAGTTGATCTTCTGTAAAACTATCAATGTTTTGTTTGTTACGTAGAACAATATTAATAAGTGAATTGTAGACGTTTTTAAACCCTGTGTTTATTTTTTGGCAGTATTCCTCTAGATAATTTAATTCGCCGCCCGTAACAACCTTGTCATTGACCCTGTCCAGGGTTGCATAAAGTATTGTCTCTTCATTTAATATCTGATCTGTATTAAAGTTTTTAACTGTTTCACCTGATTTGTTTTTTACGATTATTTTTCTTGCATTTGCTTCTAAAAAAGATCTAAGTTTGTTTAATAAACTCTTGGCAGTAGCGGGCTTAAAATCAGACAGATGTTTAAGAGCATGACTTATATCGTTATGAGTAGACCCTTCTAGTTTATATTGATCATTTGGATTAAACACTATCACCTGTTCTGATGAATAAGGCCAATCTTGATCTTTTCCTTGGTTGAACTTTAGCTTGGTTTCAACGTCTTCAAATATAAGAACGTATAACATAATGCTGATAAATAGTTCTTTATACTTAACAACAGATATGTCAACGTTTACTACAACTTTAAGACCTACTCCTTTTGGATTTTACGACAGTGATCCGATCTTCCAGTGGGATGCAGATAGAATGGTAACTTTTGTTATGAGAGCTCTTGGTGAAGACATCTTGTCTGTAGAATTAACGAATAAAGTCATCTGGATGTGGTTTGAGAACGCTACAAGGGAATTTCAAGGTTATATAATTGAATATCAAGCAAAAAGTAACCTTGCAAGCATTCTTGGTATGCCTTCTGGTTCTCTTAACTTAAACAATCCTTTTGATCCTAACAACATCAACTTGACAAACATGTATGTTCATCAGAACCTTGAGTTTGTTAACAGTCTTGCTGAAGCTTACAGTGAAATTATAGGACTTGGAGGAAAACAAGAAACCTATTCAGGTTCTATTACTCTTGAGATGGGTAGACAAGACTATAATCTAAACACAGAACTAAAAAATGACACAGGAGATGCTCTCTATGGTCTTCAACCTTCTGGTTCTGTGGATAAGATGACAGTTCACGAAATCTTTCACGTATCTCCAATGAACTATATGTTTGGTGGAGGAAGTATGACACCTGGAGCTATAACAAACAACCTGTCTTCTTTTTCAGGTCAGATAGGAGGAGGAAGTATGGCTTATTTTCAAGTGCTTCCTGTGTTTGATGATTTGTTGAGATGGAGTCACCTTAAACTAACAGACAAGGTTAGACGTTCTCAGTATACCTACAAAGTTTCGGGGAAGATGTTAAGAATATTTCCAGTACCAACAAACTTAGTTGAAGGAGTAAACAATAAACTATGGATCAGGGTTGGTTACAGACAAACAGCACTTCCAGGTTTAGAAAATCAGTTAGTAGTATCTGGTACAAGAAACTTGATAGGTAGTCCAAGCACACAGGTGTTGTTTGGTGCTAACAACCCTGCTAACATTCCATATGGTTTGATAACTTATAAAACATTAAACCAGTGGGCAAGAAACTGGATAGCTCAATACACTCTTGCTTGTTGTATGGAATACGTAGGGAACATTAGATCTAAGGTTAAAAGTATTCCTGCTGGAGACAAAGAGTTAAGTCTAAACGGTGATGACTTGGTGTCTAGAGGAAGAGAAGACAAAGAAAAACTCCTAACAGGGTTGAAAGAAAAACTTGAACTTCTTACCTATGACAAACTTATGGAACAAGAAGCAACCAGAGCAGAAAACATGATAAAACAACTCAACTTGATGCCTTTACCGCCTACCTGCATAATTCGCATAAAATAGTTGAACAAACGTGCCCCAAAATCATATCCTAATTACTAGGACTATGATTTTCAACTACAACACATATTCAAAATCTTCAGGTGTTTATAAAATAACAAACACAATAACCAACAGAATTTACATTGGAAGTGCTAAAAGATTTAAAAGTCGTTGGTCACAACATTCAAAATCTTTGGTTGAAGGAAAACACTCAAACAAATTTTTACTAAATGATTTTAATAAATGCAAACAAGAGCAACCAGATGATAGTTTTATTGTTTTTGATATACTTGAAGTAACTGATGAAAAAACAAAAGAAGAAAGACTAGAGATTGAACAAAAATATATTGATTTATATTTTGATAAACAAGAAGTTTGTTATAATTTTTGTAAAAAGGCTGGTTCAAGAGAAGGTTGCGCTACAATTAACAAAGAAGAATTTTCAAAAAAAATGTCAGAACAAGTTAATAAACTTTGGTCTAATCCTGAGCATAGAGAATTAATGAGCAAGAAACTGTCTGAATATTATTCAACAGATGAACAAAAACAAATTATGTCTGATAGATTTAAACAACTTTGGAGCACACAAGAATATAAAGAAAAAATGAGTAGTATTCAGAAACAAAGATTTAATAAGTTAACTAAACAAGAAAAACAAAATCACACAAAACCCGCTCTTGAAACATGTAAAAAAATAAAGAAAACGTTATCACAAAAATCTGCTGAAACAAAATATAAAAATAAACAAAATCAGATTCCTGAAATAAAACAAACAACTGATTTTATTGGAACCACTAGAGGGAGAGTAAGAACATATAGCAATGCAAATTTAATAGCACCAGACGGTATTTTGTTTGTTAACATAACTAACCTTCTTGAATTAAGCAAAAAATACAACACTGATCCTGAAAAGCTTAGATTGATTATAACAGGAAAACGTTTGAGTTCAAATGGTTGGTTTAAACATATAGAAAAACTGTCAGAATTAAATCTAGAACAACGCAGATTGAAAGAAGATAAAACCACAGTTATTTATCAAGCAAAAGTTTATGGTTCTCTCATATCTCCAGATGATAAAATTTATGAAAATGTTACCCATATTCCAACCTTTGCTAAGGAACACGGTTTAATTAAACAAAACTTGTATAGTTTATTACTTGGGAAAGTTAAATCTTGTCAGGGTTGGAAGTTAGCTTAATCTTATATTTATTAACACTAATTCCATGAACTTTGATTTTCTACTTGAATCCTTGTCTTATGAGGAACTTAAACAAGCTATCAAACAACACATTCTTGACAACAAAGATACAGAACTAGAAAGACATAAAGATTCTATTTTAAAACTTATTGACCAAGGAAAATATAAAAAACTACTTCACGTAAAAGATACAAAGTATATCTACAGGTTTATTGATTTCAAAGACATGGAGTTTCTTGGAAAGATAACCAACAAACAAGGTTTGTCAGAAGAACCAGGGGTTGTACATAAACTATCTAAAGGAGTTTTAAAACCTAAGAAAGATATATCCAGTTGGACTTCTAACCCAAGATCATTGATCTATAGTGGTTATCTTTCTGTTCTTAAACCAAATATAAGTCTTGTTTTGTTCAGAGCAAAAGTTAACAACTCAAAAAACATTTTCTTTGGGAATCCAGATGATATGGCTAAAGAGGTTGATACAGATAATGGTTACTTCTACGAGAAAGAAGTAATAGGTTCAGGTGATATTGTTTATGATAAAGCTGTTTATCAAATTCATCAAAAACAACTAGGAATTGAAGCTTTAGCACTGAACTTGATCAATTCATTAATAGATTATAAAAAGATAAAATACGAAGGAGACTACTATGCCTAGACTGTTTATTACCTCAAAGGAAATTGAGTACATGAATGATGTAGTCAAGGAAGTAATCAAAGATATTGTTGGTCAAAAGATATTTTATTATCCCGTATCTAAAACAGGAACAAAAGTAGATAAAATCTATAATGAATCCGATAAGAAAGTGTTTGAGAATCCAATTGAACTTGATGTTTTAATTGGTCAACCTCAGTGGGAGGGTAAGTTCAACAAGTTTGGTTATCAACAAAATGCTACCGTTGAAATCTTAGTTCAGGCAAGAGATCTTATAGATAAAAGAGTACAGATTTTCCAAGGAGATTATTTTGTTTATGGAGATGCAGCTTTTGAAATAGTTTCTTATTTGAACATGAATAACATATTTGGTCAAGAGGAATATGAAAGTGCTTATAAAATCATAGGAAAACTAGCATTACCTGGAGAGTTTGATTCATCAAGTTTGTTTAATCCAACAAAGGAATCCATTGATAATTCAGGTATACAAAATACCTTTGAGCAACAAAGAGGAATAGAAGAAGATTCATCTGGAAAACCTACCGAAGATATCAGACAAGTACAAGAGAGGTTAAAACAACAAGATGACTTACCTCCAGTAGCTATGAATGAAGGTCCAAGAAAAGTTATTAAAACAAAAGGATTTTATTTTGATGAGTAACAATGTAATTTATTCTTTGTTGTTTGAGGAAGAAGAAGATTATCGCGGTTCTCATATGGCACCAGATAAAGATGACGCCCCGCTGTGGGATGTTTCTTCGGCATATCCAGATGATATTTATACTCTTCCGCTTGACGTAGCTGCAAGATACTATGGTCATTCGGAGCCAGGAGATGCTTCAGCAGTTGCTTTAATACGTTCTTATCACAATAAACCAAAGATGAAAGTTAGAGTTTATAGAGCTGTGCCACCTCCTGAACTAACCAGAGAGCAACAGATATTAAAACTAGAACAACAGAAAAAATATATTTTAAAAACAGGTAAGTTTCCTAGAGATGTTACAGAAACAAAACTTAATCCAAGTAGATACTATGAATATATTTCAGGATTGATAGAAAAACTAAAAACACAACAAGAACCTGAAAAACAAATCCAGCCATATAAAATCAAAAGTGGTGATTGGGTAACTCTATATAGACCCTATGCTGTGGGGCACGGTGAGGGTAGTTTAAGGGGGAAATATAAAGTAGTGAGTAAGGTAGTACGAGTTAATCAACTCTTTACGGATGGAAACAGTATCTATGAATTTGGGTACGTAGAACTATGAAACTTTTTAAATTTCTATTTCTTGAATCAGACTATCAAAACTCTATGAATCGTTCCAACTATCTTGTTCAAGAAATAGAAGGATTAAGAATAAAGTTTCAACAAGCACACAGAGGTTTTGGAACGATAGAATCTTTGATAAAAGAGGTTCCAGGTATAGAAACACTTGTACCAAACAACCAAGAGTTGTTGTCAATAAAGACTGATGCGTTTCAAGGTGCTCAACGAATATTGGTAGCTGAAAACACATTAACCGTTAAAGGAATTTATAGTTTCATAGCTGAAGTTTTAAACAAAAAAACAGTTGAACAACTCAAGAACTATGAAACTGTTTCTAGGCTGTTAAAAATACCTGAACTAGAACAAGGATTTAATAAATCAGTTAAAGTTATAGAGCAATTAGTTTCTAATGCTATTCCAACAAAACTGCCAACCGTTGATCTTTCTTATTCTTTATATAGGAAACTATGGGATCTCGGTTTTACAACTTCTGATGTAATACTAACAAAACAAGAATATGAAACAAACACAGAGGTAAAAACAATTGTAGAAGGTTTTACTTATAAAGTGTTGGTTTGTTATTATTCTTTTCTTGGAATACACAACTGTTTGGCTGTGCTAACAACTCAAGTTAAGAAAGCTCATAACATACCAGAACTAGATCAATGGTTAAAACAACACACTCCTAGTTAACCTATATGGTTACTAGACAAACAATATCAAGAAACTATCAAAATGGTTTAATATCTTTTTTACCATCTGGATATGAAAAAAACCTAGACACTCCGCAGGAGTTTTTTATTCCTTCTTGTGGATTTTCTGATGTTGATGAAGCAGTATATAACTTGTTTAATAAAGACATAGGTTTCTCATCAACAGAGTTTGTTAATAAAACCACACTAACAAGATATCCTAAACCTACAGTAAACTTTGCTACAGGTGAAAGATTTGCCATCATTAAAAAATCTCTTACAAGAGACAACAATGAAGCGCCTATTCTTCCTATAATATCAATATCAAAGAAAAATTTTACTCAATCTTCCGAAGATCTATCAAACAGAGGTATAAATCAAATGACAGGTACTTTGGTTTGGAAAAGACGTTTATCACCAGAAGATAAAACATATCAATATCTGTTAAACAGACAGGGATTAATAAATCGTTCCACACAACAAACATCTAGTTCAATGCCACAAGGGGAACTGAAAGATACTATAAACATGAAACAGGGATTGTTATTGGATGATAGTTTAAATTTTAACAATCTGTTTGAAGAGATTAGTATTCCTTCACCACAGTTCTATACTGTAAACTATGAAATAACATTCTGGACAACCCACATAGCTCATATGAACTATCTTCTTGAAACATTTATGAGATCTTATCTCCCTCAGTTTAAAGGGTTTGTTGTGGAGTGTGAAAAAGGTTATAATTTTATAGCTGAGACAGAAGAAGAGTTTAACAACGAAGATAACATTGAAGAACTAGATGAAGAAAAAAAACTTATCAGATATACTTTTTCTCTTAATGTAAAAGCTTTCTTGTTGTTTGGTTCAGATAAAAACAATGAAGACATACCTGTCAAAAGAAGAATATTAACTCCTATTGTAAACTTTGAAGTTTTTGATACCTCTGAAGCTAATACTTCAATAGAAACAAAACAGAATCCTTACTCGCTTACAGATGTTACTACCACTAACCAACAAGAGCGTACAACTAAACAACATTTGTATCAAGAAAAAATATTAAATGGAAAACAACAAAAAATATTTATAACAGATCAAAACAAAAGAAAAGGTGAAACAGTTTATTCTGCTGAAAACATAACTTCTTTAATAAGGTTTCTGAATCCTGACTGATGGTTGCCTAATTATCCAAGACTATAATTTCAAACGAGGATAAAAAACAACAATGGCAGAAAAAAGATTAAGAGCTCCTGGTTTTCAAGCAAACGAAATAGATTTAACAGTTCCAAAAGCGGAAGAACCAACAGGGGTTCCTCATGCTATTATAGGACCTTCTCAAAAAGGTCCTGCCTTTGTTCCAACCATGATAGGAAGTTTTCCTAGTTTTGAAGCAAGGTTCGGAGGACACAACGGAGAGTTTATGTCTTCTTATGCTGTTGAACAAGTGGTTTCAAACGGTAAACCAGTGATGTTTATTAGAACACTAGGGGCTGGAGCTAATAAAACAGTAACCGACATAGAGTTAACAAGAGTAACAGACACAGTAAGACATGCAGGGATGAAAGTAACAGGTAGTGCAACACTAGATCTAAGACATGCTGGTGCTGTACAGTTTCTTGCAGCAAAACATGTTGTAACTAGTTCTGAAGCAGTTAGTTATCCTTTGTTCAGTGACAACCAAAGTTATACTATGAGTTCTAACTATGTTCATTTGATTAGAGGTGTAGTATTTACTGCTTCTGATTCAAGACTAATGGTTATGAGTGCTTCACAAGAAGATTTTGGAAACCTTCTTGATGACTCAGCAACAATAGATGATACAAGTACGAACCCAACCTACAGAAAATTTAAACTAATTATTTCAAGCTCTGCTGGATCTAGTTTTGCAACAACAGATGGATTTATCGGTGTAAGAATCCTTACAGCTTCTTTCAATCCTTCTGATAATGATTATTTTGGAAAAATCCTTAACAGAGATCCAGAAAAGTTCACAACTGAAAAACATTTGTTATACTGTGATTTTCCGGTAGACAATGAACTAGCCACTGTTGCTTCTGGTTCAGGGAACACTGAAACAGTAGTTGTTTTATCAGGTAGTTCAGTAACCTCTGCCAACTCAGGACTTAGTTCATTAAGTTTTAGGGATGCTTTTGGTTACTACAACACAAGATATACAACACCCAGAACTCCTGTGTTTATTTCACAACCTTATGGGGCAAGTGAACACGACCTTTTCTATGTAGAAGCTATTGATGATGGTGCAGTTGCAACCACAAAATATAAAATCAGTATCTCTAACATCAAGAGAAGTATAGATCCAAAATATCCTTACGGTACTTTCTCTCTACTTGTTAGAGATTTTGAAGATACTGACTATGAACCAAAAATTTTAGAAAGATTTTCAGAGCTTAACCTTGACCCTGATTCTGTTTCCTTTATAGGAAATGTTATTGGAGACAAGAAAATCTATTTCAACTTTGATGTTGAAAATGAAGACGACAGAAGACTTGTTGTTCAAGGAAAATACCCAAACAAATCAAAGTTTATCAGGGTTGTAATAAATGAGAATGTAACCAACAAACAAGTTCCTGCTACTGTTCTACCTTTTGGTTTTAGAGGAGTTCCAGTTTTAAATACCAACACTTTGTTGACAGATTCTACACCAACAATATCTTTAACAAGACTAGCTGGATCAGGTTCTTTTAACCCTAGACTTACAGGATCAATTGTACCGCCATTACCGATGAGATTTAAAACAACCAGAGGAGAAGTAAACTCAAGTCCTAGTTTTACAGGTCATCCAGGTCCAAGTGAGATAATAGATTCAAGATTGTTCTGGGGTGTTAAATTTGAAAGAAACAACAACCTTGCTAACCCAAACCTTAGCTCTGAAAAAAATGGTATCATAGATTCATATGCTAAGTTTCAAGGTCTAGCAAAACTAGATGTTCTTGTAACAGGTTCTTATGTTGATAGTTTTAATGATAACAAGTTTACTCTGGCCCGAGTAGCTTTATCTTTCTTAAATCCAGCTAACTTCACTGCTTCCATAGATACCCACATGAAAGAAGCTGCTTATATAAGAAATGGTAAACTGGTCGCTCCATTTTATTCAATAACAGATGGTACTTGGGGTAACAGACTTACCCTGATGTCTATGCTAGAACTTTCCTATTATCTTCCAGATTATTTAACTAGTTTTAATCGTTTTTCAGAACACATGAAGTTTTCAACGTTCATGTATGGTGGTTGGGATGGAGTCAATATTTTTGACAAAGCAGCAAGTAGATTTAATGATAGAGCTACTTCAACTGAATCAAGCAGTGTTGGTTATGGAGGAGCTTCAACAAGTTATGTTTCCCCTGGTGCTTCTACAGGAGTAAACCACGGTGGATATGGTCTTGAAAACAACATTGTTAATTCTTATATTCAAGGTATTACTCTAGCAACAGACCCCACTGTTTCAATAGCAAACATTATCTGTGCTCCAGGGATTAGAGAACCATTGATAACAGACTTCCTTCTTGATAGATCACAAACAGAACATCAACTGTCAGAAGTAGTAGTGGATATTCCTTACTATGATGATCAAAGTGTTCGTGTGTTTGATGGTGAAACACGAAGAAACATTGACATTGAAAACACAGTTAAAAACTTTGACTCAAGAACAATAGATAAAAATGTTGGAGTTTCATATTTCCCTAACATCACAATAGAGGATACAACTAATAAAAAACTACTAACTGTTCCAGCATCAATAGCAGCTTTAAGTGCTATCTCATACACAGATAAAGTAAGTTTTCCATGGTGGGCAGTTGCAGGTTTAAACAGAGCTTCTTTGGATTTTGTTAAGGGAGCACAAGTAAGAATCAACAACAAAACAGACAGAGAGATGCTTTACTCTGCTAGAATCAATCCAATTATAAAACTTCCTAGAGAAAGTTTTGTGATTTGGTCACAACAAACACTTGCTTTGGGTGACAGTGTATTTACTAACCTAAACATAAAAAGAATGATACTTGAAGTAAAAAGAATCATTGTTGACATAGCAACACGTCTAGTGTTTGAAAACATCACTCCAGAACTGTATCAAAACTTTACAAATCAAACCAATTCAGTTCTTTCAGTTGTACAAACAAAAGAAGGTCTTGAAGGGTTTAAGGTTGTCTGTGATGAGACAAACAATTCGGATGACGATAGAAACAACAATAAAATGAACGGTAAAATCTTGATCAAACCTACAAAGGCATTTGAGTTCATAGAACTAAGCTTTGCTGTTTATCCAAGTGGAGTAGTCTTTTCAGACTGAAAGACTAACTAAATAGGAGTATAAAAAATGGTAGAACAATTCAGAAGTGCTGGAGTTACAACAAGAGAAATAGAGCAACAAACAGCCGTTTCTCAACCTTCAACTGCTATTCCAGCTTGTGTCATATCAACAACAGAAAAAGGTCCGGCTTTTTTGCCAACCATTGTAAATTCACCTACTGAATACGAGGTGGTGTTTGGGACTTCTACAACCGATAATCCATTTGGTTTTCTATCAGCCGATGAATGGTTAACTTATCAACCTTCTTTGATGCAGGTTAAAATACTAGGAGTAGGTGATGGTACCAAGAGAACATCTACTGGTTTAAACAAAGGCAAAGTAACAAATGGTGGTTTTGTTGTTGGGGATCAACAACCTCAATCAAGTTTGAGTGGTGGTTTAACTAACAACCCTTATGCCAATCCAACGAGTGCTGGAGCGGTAGCAGCTTTAGGAAGAACATTTTTCCTTGCTGTTGCTATGAGTCAAAGTGTTGGATCAACATATTTTACTGATGCAGGTTTACAAGCAACCCCAATCGTTCTAAGAGGAATGATCATGGCTGCTTCTGGTGTTGTGTTAACACTATCAACATCAAATGCAAGTTCTGATATGTCAGACAATACCCTAGCTGCTGATATAACAGTACCAGCAAGCATGAAAGGTTTCCATACTGGTTCAGTAAACCTTAGAGAAAGTTCACAAGACTTTGTGATGTTGTTAAATGGTCACAAAGGTTCTTCAAACTATCCTAGAGTTTTAACAGGAAGTTTTGATTATACAAGAAACAACTATTTTGGAAACATCTTCAACAAAGATCCATTAAAACTAGAAGAAGCTGGACACTTACTCTACAGTTGGTTTGATATTCATAGTTCCCAAGCGGTTGTAACAGGTTCAGGAATTGTTCCTGCTGTTTCAGGTGCGGGTGGTGTTGGTGGTGGATATGAAAGAGTTGCTTTCTTGGTAACAAGTTCTGTAGCAAGAAATCTAGGAACTGCTACCGTGCCTAACTTTGAGGGTTTTGAAGACAGATTTAAAACAGCAAGTTCACCTTGGATAACTTCACAAAAATTTGGAGGAAATCCTGTAAACTTGTTCAAACTATGGAGTTTGGATGATGGCGAAATAGGACATAAAAAAGTTAAAATTTCAATAGAAAACATCACTCCTTCTAACAACACAACTTATTTGTTTGGTACTTTTGATGTTGTTGTTAGAGATGTTAATGACAATGACACAAACAAAGTTGTTCTTGAACCATTTAGAGGATTGTCATTAGATCCTAAGAATCCAAGATTCATAGGTAAAATCATAGGAAATGGTTACACTTATTTTAATTTTGATGCTAATGAATCAAAACAAAAACTGGTAGACTTGGAAGGTTATCCAGTTAGATCAAAATATATTAGAGTTGAGCTCTCAGACAGTGTTATAGAAGAAGCAATAGATCCTTCTGCACTACCAGTAGGTTTTAGAGGCCCACAACATTTAGTTACTTCTGGAAGTGCAGTATTTAATGCTCACACAGATGATTATCTAACCGTTTCAAGTCCTTTTAGAAAAATAGTTCAACCACCTATTCCTATGAGATTAAATCTAAAAAAAGGAACAGGCAGTTCAACAACTGTTGATAGAAATTTATATTGGGGTGTTCAGTTTGAACAAATTATCTCAGCAACAGAAACAAACTCAACTATCAGACCTAACACAAGTCTAGAGAACTTTAGAAAATACTATCCCAACTACCACACAGAATATATGAATGTAGTAGTAAAAGATAATGAAGGGGTAGCTGATACTACAACTAATACAATCCTTGATGCTGATAGATTCAACAACAACGGTTTCTCTCTTGAAAAAATAAAGATAACTTATAATGCTTCAACTGGACTTCCAGATCTGAATACCGTTACAAGTTGGACATATGTTAGACAAGGAAACGTAACCCAAAACAGTTCAGATCTAACAAGAGCTCTTAGAGTTTCAGATCTACGAGAATCGGGAGTTAGAGCTCTAGGTAAATTTACATTTTATCTTGAAGGTGGATTTGATGGAGTAAGACCATTTAATCAACAAACAAAGAGAATGAACAACACAGCTATCTTTGAAGAATTTAATAACAGTACCAGAGGATTAACTTCTGGTCCTACTATTAAAGCTTATCAAAAAGCAATGGATATTATTTCTGATACTTCTTATCTTGATTTTCAACTCTTAACAATTCCAGGTGTTAGAGTTGCTTATCTAACAGATCTAGCACAAAACTTGATGGAAACATCTAAAGATGCCATGTTTATCATGGACATAGAAGAAAGAGACAGTGGAAACCAAAAAGTTTTGTCAGAAACACAAGTTGTAAACGTGATGAACACAGTTAGCGACTTCCAAAACAGAGGAATCAGCACTTCTTATACTTCTGCTTACTTTCCTGATGCTAATGTTCTTAATAGATCTTCAAGAACAAGAGTAAGAGTTCCTCCTTCAGTTGTTGTACTAGGGATTTTTGCTAAAAACGATTCTATTGGACATGCCTGGACAGCGCCAGCGGGTTATACAAGAGGAAACCTTGCTTCAACAGAAAGTCTAACAACTATTCTGTCAAGAAAGAACATGAATGATCTTGCAACAGCAAACATCAACCCTCTTGTTGTTTTCCCAGGTCAAGGAGCAGTTGTTTGGGGACAAAAAACCCTGAATGATAAAATGTCAGCATTTGATAGAATCAATGTTAGAAGACTTCTTCTAGACATCAGAAGAAAAGTAAGAGGAGTTGCACAAAGAATGCTGTTTGAACCTGCAAGAGACACAACTCTTGCAAGATTCCAGAACTTGGTTTCTCCTATTTTGAAACGTATTCAAGATCTAAAAGGTCTTGAACAATACAAGGTAATAATTGACACAACAACAACAACAGAAGCAGATATAGAAAACAAGACAATCAGAGGAATCATTCTGTTGGTTCCTACTAAGTCACTTGAGTTTGTTTCTCTTGATTTCATTGTTACAAACAACGGAGTTAACTTATGAAAATAACAATTAAAGAACTAAAACAGTTAATAGCTGAAACCAAGGATCGTAAAGCACGTATTCCTACACAGAAACAAATCAACGAAAGTTTGTTTGGTGAATCAGAACCAGAAAATGTCAACAAAGATACTGTAACTGAAATCTCAGGGATGAAACAACTTGCTTTAGCGGGAGCTTTAGCAACTGGAATAGCGGGTGGTGTTATTCATAACAATAAACGTGGGGATATAGATAGTGCAGAACAAACAGCAGTTCACAGAGTTGTTGACGCTCCTAACTCTAGAACTTCTCACAATGATATAGCTCAGTTTATTGGTGCTGATCAATTTGCCAAAGCAGATCAAATAGAAAAACTATTAGTCCAAAGACTGCAAAACCAAGGTGAAAGATTCGTTGAACTCGCAGGGCAAACAGATGACGTTGGAAACATTAGTGCAGCATTACAAACAATAGCTGATATGAGTTCTACTTTAACTGATGAAGAAAAAGCATTAGTTAGAACATATGCATCAAGACTGAGATGATGGTTTTAAACAGTCTACTATTTAACACAAGGAAATAAAAAACAATGGTTAGAACACTTCCAGTATCAGAAATGAATCCCGTTAAATTTACACCAAAAATGAAAAGACACTTCATTTTTGCTATTGAAGGTATTGATATGTTTTTAGTTAAAACAGCTCAAAGACCTACTTTTGCAACAGAAGAAGTTGAAATTCCTTGGATTAACCAAACAAGATTCATAGCCGGTAAAACAAAACCTAACGCTATCACTGTAACACTTCACTCAGCAATAGCACCAAGCGCAGAACAACAAGTAATGGAATGGCATCGTCTTTGCCATGAATCCGTATCAGGTAGAGATGGTTATCCAGATTTTTATAAAAGAGATATACAGATAAAAATCATAGATCCAGTAGGTTCTATTGTAGAACTTTGGGACATCAAAGGAGCTTTTATTACAGAAGCAAACTTTGGGGATCTTTCTCATGAAGCAGGAGCAGAAATGCTTGAAATCTCTTTAACAATCAGATACGATGTTGCTGTGATGCAATTTTAGTCACTCATTTGATATAGCTGTTATACATTAGATAAAACTACTATATCATTATATGGATGACAACTGAGTATATCTGTCCCCATTGTAAACAATATCAAACAATCTCTCTTGATTCTTTAGTACGCCATGTTGGCCGTTCTCATAAAAATCAATTTACCAAACAGCAACTATATGAAGTTTTATTTTTAAATGGTATAACTCCAACCTGTAAATGTGGTTGTGGTGAACCTGTTAAGTTTTTATCAATTGAACTTGGATTCAGAGAATATAAATTAGGCCACATGGCAAGAGTTAAAAACAATTATCAATCAGAAAAATCTGTTATTAACTCAAAAAATACAATCAAAAAACTTAATAAAGAAGGTAAATGGAATCAACTTCAAAAAGATTGGTCAAAAGGTTTGACTAAAGAGACAGATCAGCGAGTTAAGAACATGGCTAATAGTATTAACTCAAACCCTGAAGAGATCAGAAAAAGATCAGAAAGATTCTCAAAGTTAAGACTAGATGGAACGGTTCAAACACTATACGGTCCTGAACATTCACAATGGAAAGGAGGAGTAAGTCCTTTGAACAATCTTTGCAGAAATTATATTAGATTTTATAAGGAATGGAAGTATCCAAGATTAGTTCAAGCAGGTTTCAAATGTTCTGAATGTTTCAGTGATAAAAAATTGGAAGTTCACCATGATAAACAAACATTTTCTGAAATATTAAGAATAATTGCTAAAGAAAATAATTGGGAAGAAAATCTTACAACTAGCACTGTTTCAACAGAAGAAATTGAGAAACTAAAACAACAAATAAAAGATGGTGTTGTTGAATATCATGTTCAGTATGATGTTTCTGGTAAAGTTTTGTGTGTTGAATGTCATTCTAAAGAACACGATCGTTATAATTTCTCTAAATAAACTCCTACTTACTTCTATGAATGATAGGTTGTTACTACTGGAACTATTGTTTGTTGAAACATCTAACAAGGAAGTTCAATCAAAAGCTTTTAAGGATGATCTTAAAAGAAACAACCCAAAACTATACAAGGATCTTGAATCACAAGCTATCTTAGCTATCAATGCTGTTAAGAGAGGTGAAAAACCTAAACACAACGTTGATAACCTTAAGACTTTGTTTAGCTGGAATCCAGAGTTTGATCCGTTAGTATCAGGGGACACTTATGGTGTGAGAGCTTTTATTACTGCTTTGGTGGGAGATAACAGATCGGCAGGAAAAGTGAAGAGATTTTATGATAGAACAATAGATCAATACTTCAAACAAGTATATGGAAAAACTATTGACAGTAAATCTAAAAAGAAGAAATCATTAGTGCAACAAACTAAACACTACAAACCACCATCAGCTATTGAACATTGATTTCAGGTACTAGTAAATCTTTCTTCAAGATCTTGTTTGGATAGATCTGTAAAAGTTGTTATACCACGGTTTTGTTGCAAAACATGTCTTGAAATACCAAGTTCATCATTGGTGTTTTGAACTAGTTTTCTGTTTCTTTCTATAACCATATCATCAATGTATTTCTTTTTGATAACTTCTTCTTGAACATCAAGATGGTTAGTAACCAAAAGTCTTAACAGTGGGTTACTTTCTTTCTTAGTGTATAGTTGATAATCAGCAGATACAACCAAGGTATTTAGTTTCCTAATCACTAGTTGATTTAGTTCAATCAAATCTTGTTTGGTAGGGGTTGGTTCTCTCAACCCATCCAAGATGGTTTCATTTATAAACTCACCAACATTTTTTATAATTTTTATAAGTTCTATTGAAAGTTTATATTTTAAATTTTTAACGTTTACTTTAATCATTGAGTTAACAGTGATACTCTCCTTACGGCTCTATTAGCTAAACCTGCTTGCATGGTTGAATAAGGATCAGCTATACAGACACCTGAATGATAATAACCAAAAATCTTACTAAGATTTCTACCACCACAATGTCTGTGAGCAGCAGTTAATATTTTTGAAGCAAGAACTGTAGCTTGTTGTAAGTTTGTGAAACTAGATCTACAACAGGAGAGACCATAAAGTATTCCATGGTCTCTCCTGAGTCCAGTTTCACAAAAACCTACTGTAGCTAGTTCTACTACATTGTTAACAGAACATACTTGTCTTGTTTCATTAGCTTGAAACACTACTTCAGCAATATTGTCTGCCCAAAGAACAAGTTCTGAATTAGGTTTTGATGGAGCTAGGTTTGTTAACAACGCTAACACGTATACTTTTAATAACACTAACATCCAGTTAGTATGTCCTAGTTTCTACGTGTTGTGTGTTGGGGATCAATATTCAGCTATGACTACGTTTAAACCAGTTTTGTTAAACGTACCTTCAAGGGCTGTTCTTTTTAGAGAGGTAGCTGTTTCAGGAAGTCTAGCAGCTATGCTGTTAAGAACTTCTTCTGTTTCAGTGTTTTCTTCTGAACGATGAATAACAATAGTACCTGCTGAATCACCTCTACCTGTTTCAAGAAACTTGTGAAGTCTTCCTTCACAAATTGCGCGGGCCTTGGCTTTTTCAAACTGATCACCAGGAGCACAAACTGCTACAGAATAATGGATGGTAGTATTATCATCTTCTTTTATTCTTGCAACAGTTAGAACTCTCCGTGGTTCTTTTGAATCACGTAGGTAGGTGAATCTTACTGGTTTACCATTGATTTCATGTTTGTTATGTGTTGTATTCATCATGTTGTGTTTCTTTCCTCTATCTTTTTATATTCTATCAGAACTCAGCGTTCGTTGCAATCTGTCAAACTATTGGAACAACTCCAAACTGTTTTTTAGGCTTAGATTTTACAGGTTGTTTTCCTGTTATTTCAGAGCATGATTTAAACTGGACGTTGTTCGTTGCTAACCATTCTTTTAGTTGTTCTTCTGTCTCAAGAGAAAACTTCTTACACAGATCTTGTTCAACTTTTGATTGACTAGTGTTAAAAGCATCTTTTACAAGAACAATGTTAAGCTTTACTTCGGATTTTCTTTGTTTTACGTTTTCTACCCATTCAAGAAGATCAGGTAACCATTCAAATATTCCTTCACTAGCTCCGTAAAGAATAAATTCTACTTCATCTCCTGTTTGAAGAATAGGTGTTTGTACTTCTTGATACATCCAGCTATTAAAACAATGACAACTCCCAAGGTTTATTTGTTTTTCAAAATATACAGCTTGAACAAAACTATACTCAGGTCGTTTCATCATATCTGTAAACCCAAACAAACCATAGTTTACATCAGGAACTATGATGGTTTTTTCTGGCAGGGTACCAAATTTTAACCAGTCATAAGTTCCTCTGATACAGAAAGGTGGTTTGTATCTTTTTTCTCCTATTGAGGATTTGTTTGGGTTAGTATAGAAAGCCCAAGAGGTAAAATCATGACTTTCAACTGAACCTACAACTCTATACTGTTTTTTAACAGCAAACTCAGTGAGTTCTCTTGTGTTACGTTTTTCTTGTTCTAACAGATCAGAATCAAAAAAATAGTTCTGTGTGTCTATGTCAAAAAATAGTTTTCTCATCTTATAATAATTCTAGAGCAAACTTTATATTCTTCTCTAGTCTCTTTCTTTTAATTTTATATGAATCTGAATCAAATCCACCAAACAGTGTGATTGCGTTGGACTGTAACTCTGCAAGAGACATGATTGCAAGTGTTGCTAACTGTTCCCTAGTAGAACAAGTTTCAAGTTCTTGTTTTGTTCTAGCAGTATGGAATAACATGTCTGTTCTGATGAGTTCTTCAACCTGTTTATTGTCTGAAATAGTTCTCCAAAGATCTGCACTAACGTTTGCATGATCTGGAAAACTCCCTGGTTGTTCAACAGATACACAGAATGGTTTACCCATGTCATGCATCACAGCATAGGATTCAACTACCCAAAGATCTTTAATGATAAAAGATTGAAGGGTTAACATCTCTTCCGTTGTGATAGTCTTTAATCCATGAGTTTCTGGCTGGGCTAACAGTTTGTTAAACTGTGTAAACACAGCTTGACCATGTTGAAGAACTGTCTGAGTTTTATTCTTGTCTTGAAAACAATCAGACATTGCTTGAATGATTTTTTTTCTCTGTTTTATTCTTTCTCCTACTTGTTCTGGTTGTTGTTTACCAGCAAGTGGATAGTTACTCAACAGTTTTTTATTGTTGGGTCCTGGTACTAAACCTAATGCAGTGATAAAACCACCTACATCTGGTTCTCTAAAACTAATGACATCTAAGTTTTTTTGTTCAAGTCTTTGTTTCAGATGATATAGTTCTTGTTCTGTTTTTGTAGATAGACAAACAACTGAGTTAGAACTTTTATACCACTGTTGAAACTGTTCAGGAAATCTTGCACCAAACTCTGCTACTACATGCATTGTTTGGGGTATTTGATATTGAATAGACAACTCGTTGTGAGTTACCACATAGAGTTTTTGTTCTGGTTGTATTCAGAGTTCTGCGTTATAGTTTGATTGATTGATCATATTGTTCTGTTCCTATTGTTTGTTTTATTATTTTGATATGTTTTCTACCGGCTGGATATTTGGCTTTACAATAAAAGTTTGGATTGCCATATAACCACTGTGCTATAGTTTTAAACTTGGTTCCATAATGGAATGGATATCCATTGTTTTGTTTTCTAAATGCATCTTTAATATAACCAAATTTGGTTAGAGTTTCAAGTGATGAACATAGAAATTCATCATATCCAGGTTGATGTTCTCTAGTAATTGTTTCTTCTTTATGATAGCTGTCTTTTACTACCACTGTTTCTTCAACAGGAGGAATATAAGTTAGTTCAAGAACATACCAGACTTTGTTTATAAGTCTGTATTGAGTCATTCCATTAGAAATAACAGTAGTTTCTTTTTTTGGTTTTTCATACGGGAAGATTTTAGCTTTACATAGAATTCCAGTTGTTGGATCAACGTAATAGAGTTTATATTTTTTATAACTTGTTACGTTCAGATACCTGTCATCTATTGGTCTTCTGATAAACTCACCTTCAACTATCACATTTGTTAAAACAATTGTTTTAACATGATCAAGTAAATGTTGTTGAAGTGTTGAAGTTGGTTTAAGATTTTGACATATTTCGGAATATACATCATTCCAAGGTTTCCCTACTCTTGAACCAATAAAACGGTATAAAGGTCCAAGTAAATCAGAAAAAGATTTTCTTTCAATATGTCTAAGTTTCATGCTTTCTTTTTGTTGAAAGTCATCAATAGAACGCTCAGAATTATTAGAATAACGTCTATACTTGCATTTCGTTCTTGGACGTTCAGTTAAAACTTTTGACATGTCTTTACGCATATGTTTATAGTTATTTTTATGAGGACTCTAACACTACTGTTTCTATCTGTTATAGTTCTCTGTTGTAGTGTAACAACTCTGACTATACCACATCCCAGCAAGGTTGCAACACGTCCAAGAAATATAAGAGTGTTTTGTTTTGATCAATCATTCCCGCCTGATGAAACATATGAATATGTTCAAGGAATAAAGAGGGAAATGCCAAGACTGAATGTCTTTCCAGTTGTTGAAATGGTTGGCAACAGTTATCATCATTGTAATGTAACAATAAAGAACTGGTCTAATCCAAACCAAGATAGTAGGGTTATAGGATTAAATTTTCCTGGTAAAAACATAATTTATATTGAACATAGTAGAGTTAGATTAAGACTACCAAACTTTAGACAGTCCATCATGTTGCATGAGGTTGGACATTGGCTAGGATTCGCACACATGTGTCCTAATGGTTCTTCACAAGAATTTATTAGAACCAATCATTGTTCTAGAACCATCTTTGGTCAAGGCATCATGAATCCAGTAATAGATTCTACTGGAAATTCCTTTACAGAAGCGGATTTTAGAAATATCTATCACCATGGATCTCTTTAGTTTTTTATTTGAAGCACAGCCAAAAGGTTTTAGTTTTGCTGTTTTGAATCAACTCTATGAACAAAACGATGAAACTTTTCCTGCTGAAGACTATGTTAAAATGTTTTTTTCAGAAGAGAAACTAATGGGCTCTGGTAGTTCAAGACAAGGTTATAGACTTGATTCAAAAAAGATATTAAAAATAGTCCACGAAACATTTAAACCTAAAGAAGCAGGAATAGCACAAAACTTAGTTGAAGTAAAACTTAGTTCTAAGTTTCCTAACTTGTTAACTAAGATTTATTATTATCACCCTAAAGGTTATTATGTTGTATCAGAACTTGTTAGACCTGTCAAAGATATTCAAGAGTTAAACAACTGGTTTGGGATAGATTTTGAATACTTTATGTTTGATCCAGAAACACACCTTGAAAAAATCTATGATTTTATTGATGAAGCTTTAACAGGAGAATATTTTGCTCTGAGTGAGTTTAGAGAATTTTTAACAGGTTTTATAAAACAAAAAAGATATCGTAAAGAATTTATTGCTAATCAAAAAGAATCTTTTAAAATTGATAAATCAGATATTAAGTTCATACAAGGACTATTAAATCAACTTGTCAAATATGAACGCAATGGAATAGATAAAGAATTAGAAACTTTGAACAAACAACCTGCTGGAAGAGAACTCATAGAAGTTCTAAAATTGATTGAACCTGGAGATGTAGGAGTTTTAGAACATTGGGGTAAAACCGCTGATGGAAGAATAGTTCTACTTGACTATGGTTATGATGAAACAACGAGACTAGCACACTATGGTGGTCAACAGTGATAGAACTATCAAAACTTTTGTTTGTTGAAGATGTTCGCGTAAAATTCAATTTAAAAACTCTTGATCAACTCGTTAATTCAAAACAGTTTGAACAAGCGGAAACTTACTGTAAAAAAACTTTAATGTTTTTAGGAGTTGGTAGTTCAAGAATGGTTTTTAAAATCAGTTCTAAAAAAGTCCTAAAACTTCCTTATGGAAATATGTTTGAAGCAGGAATAGAACAAAACTTAACTGAAAACAAAGTAGCAACTGAACTTCCTAATCTAGTAACAAAAGTGTTTCAATTTCATCCTAAAGGATATTATCTTGTTTCTGAAATTGCTAAAGCATTTAAAGATGAGAGTAGCAGAGAAGAATTAAACAACTGGTTTGGGTTTCCTATATCTGAATATTATAAGATTTCAAATCCAAGACTTGAACAACAAAGACTTGAACAACAAGCAGAAGTTAAAATACTTGAAGTTTTAAGAACACTTCCAAACAAAAAACAGTTCAACAAGTTGTTTAGTTTACTAGAAACATATCGTGGCAAAAAACATTATGTTTCATTAACTGTTGACCAATGGTTTAAACGAGAAAAACTACAACCTGAGTTCTATCCCGAACAACCTGTTGTTACTGCTCTTGATGATAGTTTTAATTCTCTTAGATGGTTTCAAAATCATAAAATCAGTCCTATTTTAAACACACCGCAAGCAAGAGAATTAATTACAGCTATTTTATCTAAAAAACTTAATGTGTCAGATTTATTAAAAATAAACTCTTGGGGTAAAACAGCAGATGGAAGAATTGTTTTACTTGATTCAGGACTTGATGAACCTGTTTACGCTAAGTTTTATTCTGATCTTGACTAAACAGCTATAGGAAACTTGATAAAACTATCTGGTTCATAATCCACGAGTTGGTAATCATCAAGAATACTGTTTTCTATATCTTCCACGGTTTTAATATCCGGTGACATTGTAAGGGCTGGAAATGTCTTAGGTGACCTTGTTAGTAGAGTTGATATCCCTTCAAGTTGATTGTTGTATACATGACAGTTTCCCACAGTTACCGTTAATGATTTTGGTTCTAAACCTGTTAGTCTAGCTACTATGTTAGTTAAGAGAGCATACTGCCAGGGACAGTAACCAAGAATAAAATCTGCTGACCTTTGGTATTGAATACAGTGCAAGTGTTTTTTGTCTTCAACAATGAACTGTATAACATCACCATGACAATTATGATTAGCAATATTATTAGCTGTATAGGTATGCGTATTATTGACATCAAAATTATACACATTATCATTAATAGTGATTTTTTCTATACCAACTATTTCTATCCAAATATAATTGTCATCAACAATGGCATAATTTTTTTTAAAAAAACTTGATGAAGATAATTCAAATAAATGATTTTGATTTACTGTTCTTCCTTCAATAATACAAGTTGGTTTTCGTTTTCTAAATGAAACTGAGAGTATTTTTCCAATTTTTGCATATAAAAGCTGTAAACCAAAAGCTATGTTTTTAGAAATAGTTGTATATCTTTCTTCAAGATTTCTATTGCAACCATCTGCTGCTTTGTACCCTTCAATAAATGATTTTATCAATTCTATGGGTGCATCTAAAATCCAATTTGGAATTTTTTTATTTTTGGCTCCTTTTCCAAATTGTTTTAAAATTTCATACCATTTTAAAGATTTGGTTTCGTAAATATGACACGATAATTTTTTCTTTGTTGGTTTTTTACTAATCTTAATAGACTCTCTAAGTTTTGGCAACAAAAAACCAACATCTCTATTATTAATAGAAAAAGAAATACGGTTATTTTTCATAGCCCAACCATCTCCAAGAAAGTAACCCATCATAAAAAAATCATTCTCATTTGGCTGCCATTTTTTTACAACTGTGTTTTTATAATATTTTCTTTCATATAAGAACTCAGGAATATTTGAATTTTTATTTCTTGGAATACCCAAATAATCTCCTGGTTTTAAATCTTTAGCTTCTTTATAACCAATGTTTCTAACTAAAAATGGATGATTTTCAGTGGAAACTAAATTTTGATTTTTATATCTTGTTTTAATAGAAATACCATTACCATTAAATGGCGTTTTATATATTTTATTAATATTTTGTAGATTTAAATCAGCATCATAGATTCTGTCTTCCATTTTAATTTCTTCTATTGTTTTATATCCATCTTCAGTAAAAATTAAAGTACCAGGAATAAAACAAGGAGGTAAAACACAATCATTAACATCGGCTGGATTCCAGAGTGTTACTAGATGTCTTCTTGAATCAGGGTTTGTTTTAATTCCTTCAACTAACACCTTAAACTGGTCTATTGTTTTCTTTGGATAGAACTGTTGGTTTGATATATCAGAGTAAACTGAATGAACAGGATTAAATGTTTCCCATTTTCTCCATTGTTTACCATAACCAGGACCAATAGTACCATCTTCCTTACACCAACTGTTCCAGATATTTACTCCTCGGTCTTGTAACCATTTAACTGTTGTGTCTCCCCTGATAAACCAGATCAACTCCCAAACTTGGTTCTTCCAAGGAATCTTTCTTGTTGTCCATATGGGAATCTTGTTGTTTGTTATGTCATACTTAAATGACTGTCCAACAAGATATTTAGTTCCCACACCTGTTCTGTCATTGGATGATATACCGCAGTCTACTATGTTTCTTATAGTGTCAAGATACTGATATTCTTCTGTGTTCATAACAAGGATTATAATGTCGGAACTAAAATGTTGTAAACGTTTATTGTTTAACCTTGAACTTCTTCTGTTTTTTACCTTTAACTAATAATGGAGTGTTAAAACCTGACATACCACCCGCACCAACAGCATTGAACTCTTCAAGTGTTTCTTCCTCGGTGAATATCAGTCTGGATAATAGTAATGGTTTCATCATATAGGTTAGTTATTTCTGAAACTTATCTAAGAGAGGTCTTAGAAGTTGATATACTTTTTTGTCATGAGGAGGAAGATATTCGGGATCAAAACCACCTGGAACTCCTCTGTCAAGGTCCATCATTTCAATTTCTTTTATTATTCTCTTAACAGTGTATTGAAAATTCTTAGAAGAAAGTAATGATTCATCACCAACAAACTCTTCTGGTACGTTGTAAATTAGTTTTTCTATGTTTTTTACATTAACTAACCATTGTTTGGCCGCAGTAAAAAATGGTTCTCTCAACCATCCAAGTTTTTTATAACCACCTTTATGATCTTCTAAATAATCAATTTCAATCATTTCTTGGAATCTACTAAATCCACTCAGATAATCTTTTGATATTTTTTCTATTATTTTCTGTTTTAGTTCTTCAGTTATTTTATTTGATTTAATTAAAAATTGAATTGTTTTTTTAGAAATACCAGAAGATATTCCTGTATCTAGCCAAAGTAGAATAGCTGATAGATAACTATTTTTATTCCCAGGGTTTTCAAACACTCCTAAAACTTCTATCACTTTACTGTTTACTGCAAAACCTTGAGTTGGTTCATTTTTATGAATGATACCTTCTCCTTCATCTATAATACCATCTATTCCAGCGTCAATGAAAAACTTCGTCCACCTAGCAGGTTTGTTAGTTATTCTGTTGGTTGCATAAAACAAATCCCTGTCCGTAAAATTACGTTTTAAAAACCATACATCAAATTGTTTTTCATCTAAAAATACGAGATCATCCATTAACTCTTTTCTATAAAGATTAAGCAACTGTTGTTTTATCTGGTTTGATAATTCTGGTTTCTTGTTCAAGATCCATACTTTATTAGGGTTTTTAAACTTAAAAAACCAAACATATTTTCTATCTGCTGCATAAGGAACATTAACTGTTTTGATATCATTAAGTGAAAAATATGCTATTGGATAACCATAGATTCCAAGTGGAGTTGCCCAGGTTGATTTGGGATTTATTCCAAAAGTTGTTGGAAGATCTGAAAAATGTATGAGAATGTTTGGATCACCAGTCAACCAGAGTTTTTCAACTACTTGATTGAATTCTTGTTCTACTTGTTCTTTTGATATTTCAAACAACAACTGTTTTAGATTAAAGACTATCCAAGGATATATTATTTCAAGAAATGAATTATCACAATGAGTGTCAATGAATTACTATGGATGAACGTAAGTAACTTTTAATATCTTCACGTTTAGGAGAGTACGAAACTTTAGTAACTGGTACTCCTAGTTTGTCTTTAATGAGAGTTCTTATAAAGCTAGCATGACTTTGATTGTTAAGATTTGAAACAATCATACCAGTTTCATCCCCACAAGCAAATCTATTTGGTAATACTTTTTCTAATACGTCTGTTTTAGTCAAAAAGATCTCATCAACACCATTTAGTTTAACAGCTAGGTCTAGTTCTTTTAAGTTCAACCAACCAATTCTTCTTGGTCTTCCAGTTGTTGTACCAAACTCATTTCCTTGTTCTCTCAGTGCTTTTTCTGTTTCTCCGAATATCTCAGACGGAAATGGTCCTTCACCTACTCTGGTTGTATAAGCTTTAACCACTCCAAACACTTTTCTGATATTTTTGTGGTTTAAACCTGTTCCTGTTAGACAAGCACCTATTGTAGTGTTGCTGGAAGTAACAAAAGGATATGTACCGTGATCTATGTCAAGCATAGTTCCTTGAGCTCCTTCAAGTAAGATTGATTTACCTTCAGACACTAATCTTTGTAGGAGTTGGACTGTGTCACAGACAAAAGGTTTGAAGTAGTCTTCGTCAATCTCTTCCATTCTTAAACCTGTTCTTAGCATCTTATCAGCATAACATGGACCTATTCCTTTACCTGTTGTACCAATAGTTGCTTGATGAAGCAACAAGTCTGATCGTTTATGTTTATCAAACACAACATGAGCTTTGGTTGATATGAACAGTCTTCCAACAAAGTTTTCAGGACCACCATACAACTCTATCTCATTCTTTAAAGTTTCAAGATTGATTACCACTCCGTTACCTATCACGTTTATGACACCTGAGTTTAATATCCCAGAAGGTAGTAAATGTAATGCATGTTTTTTATCATCTACTACTAGTGTATGTCCAGCGTTTTCTCCTCCATGAAACCTGACAATAACATCATAGTCTTTAGACAAGGCATCTATAAACTTGCCTTTACCCTCATCACCATATTGTAAACCTAGTATAACATCAACGCATCTGTTGTTTTTATGTACCATAGATAACAGATGATATCACCTTGTCTATCAACTTGTAAAACGTTAGATGAAAAACAGTTTAGAAAACAAAACTATTGATTGTTGTTCAGAAGTTACAGAGGTTGGTGTGTTGTTTTTAACAAAACTAAAGATTGTCATAACCTGATCTGTTTCACGTTGTTCTCCTCTTAAATAAGGACCAAAAGCATTTTTTAATGTATCTGGAAGTTTCTCTTTTGGAGAAGTTCTTTTTGACAAAACAAAATCTTTTGTTGCTACGTGATATTTTGAAGCAAACCATTGTTGACCATTGAAGTTAAAACTAAAGAAATTGTTGTAATCATCCTTGTAAACTTGTTTAAAGTTTTTTACAAGATGTTTTAAACGGAAGAATACAGAAAGATAACCAGACTTTGATCTATCCCAATCATATTCAACTTTCAGAATTTTAACAAGGTCTATGATATATTTGGAATATTCTAACTTTGGTTCTGTACTCCCTATTCCTTCAACACCAGACAATCTTTTTTCATTAGGAGAATAAGTTGCTACAACATGGGGGTTTTGAGAAGGATCAAACAAAGTTATCATTGTTCTATCTTTATCCATAGACATAACTCCTGTTGATCCACAGTTCTTCATTTTATGACCTACTATGTCACAAGTTTGTCCAACATCAATCCAACGCCAACCATTTTTATAAGCTTTTATAGGTTTTTTATCAGAAAAAATCTTCTTTGTTTCATAAGCATAATTTGCTTCTTTAAAACTAAGATCTTTATAAGGTTTCATGTCTTTAATTTCACCAGACAAAATAGCTTTGATTATTGGTCTGGTGAAAAACATCTTTTCAAAAAGGTTTTTTGCTAAACTTTGTTTGATAAGATTAAGTGTTTCAGTTTGATCAAACTCTCCAGGTGTTAGTCTTCTAAACTCATTCTTTTCTCTGACTATGTTATAATCTTCAAGAGATTTTTTAGCTGCTTCATAAAACTGAACCAAAAGGTTCAGTTCGGTTTCTTTCCCAAAACTACTATGATAATATCTCCACCAGTTAATATTAAATTTTTTTATGTCTTCAGGACTATGATAAACATTAAATTCTTTATACCATCTACCAATTAAAAATCCTAGTTCTCCAAACTTTTGATAAAATATGGAAGCTACTACTTCTGGATAGCCAATGTTGATTAAGTTTTGTTTTGATTCAAACAGTAGAAAACTAAGCATGGTTGCCTCATGCCATAACTGTGTCGGCTCTTGGATGAACAAGTGAAACAGGAGCAGGTTTTTTAGCTGTTGGTAGTGGAGGAGGTTGTTTTGCTACTGGTTGTGGTGTAGGTGCTTTCGGAGGCTGAAGCATTGCTGTTTTTTTCAGCAGAGCAAGAGCTGTAGTTCTTTGATTAAGAACTTCTTTTTTGATATAAGCTCTCAAGGCATCAACAAATGCTATCAATCTGTTGTCGTCATTAACAATTGGAAAAGGCTGTCCATTTTTTCCCGGTACATACTGGTTAAATCTAGCAGTTGCTACGGTTGCTGCTAGTTTTTCAATATCAGGGTCGCTTTTAACCAATTGTTGTAGGTTTAATGCTTCATCAAGAAAGATAAGTTCAGTTAACATACCATTAACTATTCAAATTTATTGAGTTTTAATTTAAAATGTTCGTATAAAGCCAGTTCTTTTCTAATGTTTGTAATATTAAAATTTACCCAGTGTTTTGTTTCTTGTATTTCTTTATCAAGCAATAGATAAAAATTCTGTTTTGCAACTTCTGGTGGGTCATCTTCACTACGGGTTGAACCTGGATAGATGAATCTCCAAAACGGTTCTTCATCTTTGAACATGTAAGCATATTTCCCCACTCTCCCTCTTTCTTGTTTGGATTCTCCACCGATCAAAATCATTTTGATTGGCAGTTTAAGAGGTTCATTAACTCCATATGTTTTATTTTTATACCAATCATATAAAATACTAATTTTTTTCTGTAGTTTGTTCATCAGCATCTTCTTCTATCAAGACAGGTCTGGTAGTATTTTCTGGTACTACTTCATCCTTTGCATGTTCAAAATTAGTTTTAAATTTAACAGATAATCCTCTAATAGATTTAATGTTCATATCTTCCTCTATTGGTTCAACCTTCACAAGCCTTACACTCCGTTGCTTCACGTTTATAGATTCTTGAACCAGCATCACCTTTTAAAACACTGCCGGTTCTACAATAATAAAGTGTTTTTAAACCCTGTTCCCAAGCTTCTAGATGGACTTCGTGGAAATATTTTGGATCAACGTTTGAAGGGAAAAATAGGTTGATACTCTGAGCTTGATCAATATAGTGTTGACGTTGTCCTGCTAGTTTTACTATGATAAACTGATTGATCTCTCTAGCTGTAAGAAATATTTCTTTTTCTTCTTTAGTAAGAAAAGTAAGATGTTGGACACTTCCTTCCTTTGATACTATTGAATTCCAAACAAGTTCAGTGTTTTGTTGTTTTGATTCAAGTAACGCTTCAAGGGTTTTATTTCTATGAATAAATGTTCCTTTTGCTGTTTTTCTAGCAAAAGCATTAGCTGTCCAAGGTTCTATTGATGGACTTACGTTTCCTGAAATTATTGCATTTGTTACAGTAGGAGCAAGAGCTATTCTATGACTGTTTCTTATTCCAAGTCCTTTACACCATTCAGGTTCACCATATTCTTTTGCTAGATCTTCACTAGCTTTTTTGGTTTCTATATCAAGATGTCTAAAAATCAGGTTATTAAGTCTAAAACTATCAAAACTATCAAAGGGTATTTGTTTTTCTTGAAGAAGAGTATGAAATCCCATAACTCCAAGACCAAGAGCTCTTGACTTTTTAGCAAACTTTACAGATCTTTCAAATCCTGGGATATCTTGGGCTTTAAGAATAAACTCTTCCATCACTCCATCAAGGAACCAAGTTGCTAGTTGTACGGCGTCAGTATCTTTCCATTCTTCCCATCTTGCTAAATTCATAGAAGAAAGACAACAAACAAAACTATGTTCTTCATCTGTCATCAAAGCTATTTCAGTGCAAATATTTGAACCAAGAACTTTTAAACCAAGATTTTTATAACTGTCTGGATTTTGATTGTTTACGTTGTCAGAAAAGAAAAGATACGGTTCGCCTGTTTCAAATCTTGTTTTAAGAATTTCTAGCCATAGTTTTCTTGATTCAAGATCCCCATGTTTAACTTTGTTCATAAACTCATCTGTTATACAGACAGCTTGATGGATGTTTAAACATTGTCTGTTGGGATCTCCCTGTGGTTTTCTTATCTTTAAGAACTCCGGTAGGTCAGTTTGTTCCATGTCTAAATAACCAGCAGAAGCACCTCTTCTTGTTCCACCTTGAGATATTCCAACAGTAACAGAGTCTTGGATTTTTATGAATGGAACAACACCATCTGAAAATCCATTCCCTTTAATCTTTGATCCTCTTCCTCTTACTTTGTTATAGTGTTGTGCAACCCCTCCACCATATTTTGACATCATAGCTAGTTCATGCATAGAAGTCATGATACCATCAACACTGTCTGAAACACACATACCAAAACAACTGATTGGTAATCCTCTATCAGTTCCCATGTTAGAACAAACAGGTGATGCTGGACCTAACCAGTTGTTCCAAAACAAGTCAAAGAATTTAGAACTCAACAATGGTTTTTTTAATCTCATAGCAGCAGCAGAAGAAATTCTTGCGTACATACTTCTTGGAGTTTCATCTTCCAAAAGATATCCCCCACACAGTATTTTATATCCTTCTTCTGTCATCCATTCGGGAGCTTGCATTGAATGCTTTAGTTGTTCTAGTTTACTTGTAATCATTGTTGTTCCCCAAACACCTTTTCTAGTGAAAAATCTACGCTACCTTTACTATAATTTGTTTCACGTCCAGCAAAAAAATCCTGTTGTGATACTCCTTGAGACAGAGTATCAAACCAACTCATGTTTTTAAGTGCTTCTTGATCTAGGTTCTTCCAGTTTGTCTTACACATAAGTTCTCCAAGTTTAACATTAGCTCTGTGTCTGATAAAAGATTTTACTTGTTTAGAACTTATACCTTCAACCTCTCCTGATTCAAACACTTTGTCAATGAAACTATCTTCAATCTCAATAGTTGTTCTTGCAGCATCATAGATTTCTTTCTTAAGTTCATCTGTCCAAAGTTCAGGATGTTCTTTAATAAACTCTCTAAACAACCAACAACCTGCTTCTGAATGAAGAGACTCATCCAAGATACTCCAACTGATTATCTGTCCTACTCCCTTTAGTTTGTTAAATCTACTAAAATTAAACAACACAGCAAAACTAGAAAACAAACTAACTCCTTCTGTAAAACCTGAGAACACCGCTAAAGATCTAGCAATGTTTTTTAGTTGTTCTGGAGTTGTTGGTTGTGTTGACAAGGGAGTTCCTTCAAACACTAGTCTGTCTATTTTTGCTTTTGCGGTTGGTTCAGTTAAAAAAGCATCATAGTCTTCTATTCCAAGGGTGTCATTCAGGTGAGCATAAGCTACTGTATGAATTGATTCAACAGAACTAAAAGTAGAAGCCATCATTGATATCTCAGGGTGAGGAAACCACCTAGAAACTTGTTGCCAGTAGTCATTTACTATTAGTTCTGTTTGAATGAATCCTTTTAGTATTCCAGCAACAACCGCTTTTTCAGTTGTTGTCATGTTTAGTTTCCAGTCTTGTAAATCAGGTCCCATCTGAACTTCTGTTGGAAGCCAGTGAGCCTGTTGTTGTCTTAGCCAGAAATCTTGACAACGATCATATAAAAAAGGTTTGTAAGTATTGCGTCCTTCAACAAGTCCCACTATTTATCTTCTCCCAATTTATTAAAAACAAATATATTTTTAATATGTTTTAAAAATTCTTCAACAGAATATTGCATTTTCATTTCATTACAACGCTCACAACAAGAAACAACATTATCTAAAGAATATCCTTTTAAACTATTAACTCTGTCTAAACCATTATGTTCTACATAAGCATTTTTAAGTTTAATATAAGTTAACTGTTTTTTAACATGTTTTTTTAAAGTTCCATCTTGTTTATAACAAGAATGAAATTTCATTGTGTTTTGTGATCCACAATATTCACATGGATTTTTTATTATCTTTATAAATTCTTTTAAAGTTAAAAATTCTTCATTAGAAAACTTTTTTGTGTGTCTTAATTTATAAGGTCCATATAACATTTTATAAAAAACTAGTTTTAAACTTTCTTCAGTTATATTTTCTGCTCTTTTTTCATTTATTTTTTTTCTTATTTCTTTGTCTTTTCTTAGACAACCACAAGATTTTGTTTTTCTATCTAATGATCTTGAAAGATTTATTATACATTTATTTCCACACTCACATAAACAAAACCAAAAAGATTGACGGTGTTTGCCAGAATGTGAAAAAGATAAAACGGTTAATTTACCATATTTTTTACCTTCGTGATTTATACGTTTTGGCATGTAGATTTAGGTATGTTTACCAATTCAAAAAGTATCAATAATAATACAGAAATGGTTTATAGGTTGTTCTCCCGGTGATAAGCATTGTTGTTATTTTACTGTCTGTTATGATACTTTTCTAAAGAAGTCTTCGTTCTTTTTGATTGTCCTGGTAAAACTGTTCTTTTGTTCAAACTGGGAACCGGCTGTTCTTAGAGTTTTTTCTACTTGTTCAGTAGCAGTTTTATCCGGGTGTTGGTTTTGTTCATAAAGTGTCATGGTGCTACATGCAGTATCAAGGTGCATTTTATACAAAACACCATCTATACCAGCCCTGTTTTTAGCTATGAACAAGTGACCAAAACCTGTTTTCTTGTTTTCTTGTTTTCTTGATAAACCTAGAATTACATCCGCAGGTTGTGCTTGTGAAAACCCTTCAGCTAGGTTTGTCATGTCTACAACATCACTGTTAGCACCTTCTTTGTTTGATTGAAGTGCTGTCCAGATTGGAATGTCTAGTTCTTCTGCTAGATCTCTTAGATCTTGTACAGCTTCTTTTAATTCAAGCCTAAGAAGTTCATACTTGTTTAAGCTTCTCATGATACCAACATAGTCAACACAGATAAGATCTGGAACAAAGTCTTTCAACTTTAGTTTTTCCATGTGTGATTTTAAAGTGTTAACAGTAGTAGACTTAGCAGGAAGATGTTTTATTCTTAGTTTACCTAAGTTTGCTCCATACTCTTCAAAATATTGTTTTATCTCTGCTTTTTTCTCAAGACAGTCTGTTGAGTTGATCTGAGTAATATGAGAGTCATATCTGATTCCTGTTATTCTTTCATTCAACTCAAGGGTATAGTGAAGAACATTTTTTCCTTGAAGAAGTGCTTGCGCACCAAAATGTACTAACACATGTGATTTACCTCCTCCAGAAGCAGCTACAACAATTCCTAACTCTCCTCCTCCTAAACCTCCATTAAGAATGTTTTTTTGGTCTAATAGTTCAACTCTGGTTGCTACACACCTTCTGTAAGTTTCTGAATAACGGGCATCAATATCATTGTTATAGTCAAGACCGTCTGTTACTGGAATTCCAGCAGAGATAGCTTTTTTCATCTTTAGGATGATAGCATCGTAACTGTTTTCATCTTCTATTAAACTTGCTGATTCCAACAGAGCTTGTTTGATCTGTTGTTTTTTACAAAACATAAAAGATTTTTCTTTAACCCAATCAAGATCACCAATGTCTTTGTTGGTTGCTATTTTTTTGATTTGAGTTATTACTTTATCTCTGATAGATTCATCTTGATCAGCTTTTAGTTTGTCTCTAAGAATTGAAACTAAAAGTTCTATAGAAGGAAACTCTTTATATTGTTTGAAGTGACCTATGTGAGATTCTGCTATTAGTTTTAAATCAGCAAATTCTAAGCATTTATCTACTTCAAACAAGTCAACAAACCCAGCAGCCCACATTCTATCAGAAACAAGAGCTTGTATTACTTTTTCTTGAAAGGGTCTACCGAGTAGTTTAAACATGTCATTTGATGTTGTGTTTGTGTTGTCTTTTGATTCTGTTGTCATATGTTTTGTTTTTTTAATACTGTCAACAGTCAGAGCGGGTAAGATATAAAGATCTGACTGTTGAAAAAATCCTATATCTTGTTATTTTATTTTAGAAGAGTTTTTAAATCGGTTGTCAACTGAGTGGTTTCAGTTGTTATAGGCAGAGAAACAGCACTAAAACATCTGAGTAACTCAAGATAGTCCATCTTGGGACTATATTCTTGAACTTTATATCTAATCTTCTCTATCTGACTAGCTGAAAACACGGAAGTATCAAGATAGATAAGTTGCCAGTTTCTTCTGATGATTGATTCAGACTCCAATACATCTTGATAACACTTCAATGGTTTTTTAGGATTTTGTTCCAACTGAACCTTTGCATGATCAAGCACTTCTTTTATTGTTAGATCTTTGTTTGAATCTAAAAAATCAGGAAACCTTTTTGATAATGTTTTAAATTTTATACCTGGAACTCCGTCAATGTTATCACTGATATCTCCACAACAAGCTTTTGCAAGTGCAAAGTTTCTTGGGGTTATTCCTGTGTTTTGTTCTACTGTTTCTTTTGTTACTAGAATTTTCTTTCCGGTATCATAGATTTTTACTTTTGGGTCATCAAGTAACTGATAGAAGTCTTTGTCATTTGATACAATGATTTTATCAGAAGGATCTTGAGCAAACTCTCTCTTAGCTAAGAAACCAACTATATCATCTCCTTCTGTTTCTGGAATATAGATCTGTAGAATTGGAAGGTTTGAAAGTGCCTTAATTAGAAACAAAAGTTGTTTTGTTTTAGTTTCTTCATCATGCAACAAAAACTCTCTATCTGTTTTAAAACCTTCTTTTAAAACCTCTTTACTTGTTTTCGCTCTATTAGCTTTATATTCTGGATATATAGACTTTCTTCTAGGGGAAGGACCCCCTTGTTCCCAGACAACAACAAACAGTTTTGGACAAAACAACTTTGTTATGTTTTTTATAGATCTAAGAACTCCTAGTGCTCCTCCATACAAATCTCCGTTAGCATTCATTGCTTCATTAACAACTAGGTTTCTAATAAAATTGTTAAAACCATCATAGAGAACTATTGGTCTTTTATCTTGTGTGTTTATCATAGACCTGAACTACCAAATCCTTTTTCTCCTCTTTCAGTTTTTGTACATTCATCAACCAGTTTAATTTCTGATATTTTAATATCTTGTACAAGGTAAGGAACCAACTGTGCTATTTTAGTTCCTTGTTTAAAAACAATAGGGGTAGGATTTATATTCACAAGTAATACTCCTACCTCACCTCTATAACCAGGATCTATAATCCCTCCTACTGGAAAAATACCTTTCTTAGCTAGACCACTTCTCCCCTCCACTTTTAAAAAGAAGGGAGAATTGGTTGTAGATTCAAAATTTTCTGTTGTTTCAACACTAAGTTCTGCTAGAGCAAGACCTGTTTTAACTTCTGTTACTTGCATAGGAGAAAGGCAGACTTCTTGATCACAATAGATATCTAAACCTACATCTTGATCATAAGCTTTGGTTGGGAGTTTTGCGTTGGAATTAAGTTGTTTGAAACTGAGATTCAGTTTTGAGGTTATCGTTATGGACATATAACCATCATATCAAACTAATGGTTATCGTGAAATCTGCTATTCTGCGGTTAGTTCTTCAGCAGCTTCTTCAGGTACTATCTCACCAAGAGTTAAATGTTCTTCTTCATCAGAAGTCCAAAGATATGCAGCATTCATCAAAGCCACCATCTCTTTTTTATATTCAGGGTTGTATAAGATTTTTCCACCAAATTCATCTTTATAGAATTTAATTGATTTTAAAACCTCTCCGGTTGTTATATCGGAGATAGAAAACTCTTTCCAAGCACCTGTTCCAGATATAACAATCTTGTTGTTGTCTAGTTTGGCAGGGCTATCCGCATGTTTATCACACCATGTTCTAAGGTAGTCAAACACTTGTTCATATTCTTTTATACCTTTACCAAAGTGAATTTCAAAATCAACTTTTCTAAACGGAGCAGACATTCTGTTTTTTATTACGTTTGCTGTAACAGAAACTCCTACTACTCTTTCTTCTCCATCAACTGTTTTCTTGATCTGTCCCCCGCCACCAAGTTTTATTCTGATAGAAGCATTATAAGGAAGTGCTTTTCCTCCTGGTGTTGTTGATGGGTCACCATATAGAACTCCTATTTTCTCTCTTTGTTGTTGAAGACACAATAAAATAACATGTTGATTTGCTATGATGTTTGTTATTTTTCTAAAACCTTTTCCAAGCACTCTAGCTTGAAGCCCGATTGTATTTTGGTCGTATTCACCTTCAAGTTCTGCTTTAGGAGAAGTGTTTGCTACTGAATCCCATACAACTAAGATAGGAATATCCGCAGTTATCTGTCTAGCTTTTAAAATTGTTGATTCTATGATTTTAAAAACATCTTCAGTACAAGCACACTGAGCAAACGCAAAGTTTTTCTTTACATCCACCCCTAGTCTTGCAAGGTTTTCTGGTGAAGTTGCATTTTCAGTATCTATATAAACAACCAAACCATTCATTGATTGACAACTTCTTGCTGCTAAAGCAGCAATATGTGATTTACCACCTCCGGTTGGTCCTTGAAGTTCTATGATTCTACCTTCTGGAAGTCCACCCCCTATTGTTGGTATGTTTCCAATGATATAGTCAAGTTGTTTTGAACCTGTTGAAACCCACCTATGGACCACTGTTGGTGCATTTCCATCCCCAAGGTTAAACATGGTACTTGTACCAAGTTCCTTGTTGATATCTTTAATTAAGTCTTTTGAGTAATCCTTCATGTCACCAGACAGAGTCTTTGAAGAACTATCTTCTGTCAGACTACTAGTAAACGCTGACTGAGAAGGAGCTTTTGTTTGATCTTTCTTTGGTCTTGCCATGTTTATTCTTTCTTGTTACTTTCTCCAACATATCTCAAACCATATGTCTCATTAACAGGATCATATTTAAAACCCCAGATACCTTTAACCACACCATGCTTAACAACAGGGACAGAGTTTAAAAACTCTGGTATGTCTGTTAAAAACACATGATGTTCACGGCCGTTAGTATCTGTTAACACTAGTTTTTTCTCTCCTAGTGGTACAGGTTTTTTAACTTCTAGTTCTGTTTCTTCATATAAAAGAAGATCTGATATCTTTAATTCTGCTTCAAAACAATGATCATTACTCAACTGTTCTGTATCACCAGAATCATAACCAAGAAAACAAGAAGAATATAAATAAGATCCATCTGAGACAGTTCTATAAACTGTCCAGTTGTTTTTATGTTGTTGTTTTTTCTTTGTCATATAATATAAAAGAAGAAAAGCACTGGTTGTTGTGCCAATGCTTTTTCTTCAACTAACAACTAACCTTTCTAAAAACTATGTTCGTTATTTTATTCCAGCAAACAAATCATTGATTGCTTTTTCAGTTGATTTGTTTTTCTTTGAATCTTCAACTTCATTTGTTGATGCAGAACTAGTTGAAGTTGTTTCAGACGCTCCAGAACTTGATGATTCATTATGTCCTTCTATAAATGCATTCAATCTTTCTTCAAGATCTTCATCATCAAGAACTTGTGCTTTAAAGAAATCATGTAGAGGCAACAACCCTTCTACTAGCTCATTAGCTTTATCTACATCCGCTAGTAACTTTGTTGCTTTCTGTCTGATGGTAGGAGTATATTCTTTTTTTGGAAAACCATTAAAAGTATCTGGTTTACCATCTTTCATCTTGATTTTTACTTCAAGTGTCCAATCATTTCCAGCGGTAACACTAAACACTTCTTTGTCAGCATTGTCTTCGTGCATCATAGAAGAATAGAATTTATCTCTTAGATCAGGAGCAAACTCCCAGAGTTGAGCACCTTTGTCTTCTTCTTTTCTTGAAAGAACTAAACCATAGACTCTTTCTTTAGCTTTTAGTTTCTTAGCTAAATCCCAGTTGTTCTTTCTTTCTTTTTCAAATCTTTCCTTTACAAGATCCCTTAGTCCAAATGTTTGAGGAGCTATTACCCTTCTCTCACCTTTACTAGAAAGAAACTCGTAGTACCAAACAACCAAGAAAGGCTCACCTGTTTCTGGGTTTTTGTAAGGCAAAAGTCTTATTTCTTGTTTACCTACATCTGGTTTATAGTAAGAAGGACCTTGTTTTTTATCCCCTGATGCTGCCTTTTTTTGTGCTTTGTTTTGTTGTTCTTCAATCTTGTTTTTTATGGCGTCTAAATATGACATTTTATTATTGTTTTATTCCTTTTAAGAGCAGTTGATTGGTGCAAATTGCACTTAGATGGGCTCTTACCATATAAGTATGCGTGTCACTAGATTTTTGTATATTCTAAAGGGAACCTGTTACAATTTTGTTTTTTAATTGCAAACTTGCGAGTTCCATGCCTTGTTTAACGATCAACAACAGTTCTGGTTGATGATCTTTTATATGAGTTATTACTTGATCATCTTTTGATGAATGAACAGCATTGATAACATACCATTCTTCAGGAGTTAAAGAAATTCCGTGTTCTGTTAATTTAAACAGAGTCAACTGTGACACAGGAAAATGAGAAAGTTCTGGATTTATGATGAACTTGTTGCCTTGTTTCAAGTGCCAGTCATTTGTTTGTGGTATATAGTAAGGTTTATCTTCTGTTAGTCCTGTTTTACCTATTGAACCAAACAGACCTATGAGTAATAAACTATTGTTTGTGATTTCAGGATATTTATCAAACACTTGTTTTTTGAGTGTTATTAGTTTTTCTGTTAACCTCAAACTAAACTCTAACAAACCACCATGATAACATCCAGTATATTCTGTTCTAGTAGAATATGGAGTTATCAAAAATGTTCTTTCTTGTTCTAATAGTTCAACGAGAGAACTAACATTCTTATTGTCTGTTATCTTGGTTGAAAGTTTTTTAAACAGATCCCAATTTTTACCAATTGTTTCAATTTCTTGTTCGGAAGGTGAATTACTTTGTTTCATTGTTACCAGATAGTAACCCAGGATGTTATCAGTTTAAACAACTAATTTTAACCGGAAATTCAGAATCAGGGAAAAGATTTTCAGTGAATTGTTTTATGGTTTTATTGACAAGTTCAGAAAACTCTTGAACGGATATGTTGTTTATTTGTTTTACATACAGAGCATCTGTTAAAACAAAACAAGGTTTGATAATTTGTTTTAAAGATTTAACTAACCATGAAAAACACAACAAAACAAAATCTATTGCTGTGGATTGAACATAGTAGTTTATAATGTTGGAGTTTTTAACAGGAGGTTTTATTCTTCTACCAAACCAGTTTCGTATAGAACCATCCGTTGTCTGAGTTCTTTCTTGTATCAAGGTCTGTCTGAAAGATTCCAGTAAAAAACTTTCACCCACTATCTCTGACAGTTCTTCCTCTTCTAAACTACTAGCTGTTTTTCCATATAAACTACATAAAACTAAATCTTTTATCTTTTCTCTTGGAAGGTTCAAGTTTAAAAAATCTTGATCATATCCTGTATAAAAATCTGTTTTTATTGTCACAGGTTTTTTAGTAGATAACACATAAAGTAGCCTTGGTTCAATAGCATTAAAATCAAGTTCAATACATCGGTTTTTGAACAGATCTTTTCTAAGTTCTTTTGGTAGAGATAGAATTTCAGGACCAGACACAATTTTTAACCTTCCAGTTATACTAGAAGTTCTATTGTAGACAGGTATATCCAAATCTCCCGAACCGTCAGGATAAAAACTAGAACATTGTTTGTTGTTTTGATAGAATTCAGGATTGTTTAATGGTTCTAAACTTTTTAGACATATATTTCCATTTTTAAACGGTCCAAAATAATATTTAAAGTCATTTTGTTTAGAGTTTATAAACTGACATAAAGATACTAACCTGTTCCAACACACCTGTTCCGGCAGACAGTTTATCCAAGGTGGTACTATGTTTTTAACACCTAACTGTTCAAACATAAAGGCATAGTCTTGACCAGGAAATATGTTTAATATAGTTGGGTCACCTAGAATTTCTGAGAGACCCTGAAGGTCTTCTAGTTCAACTGTCTGGTTGGTAGGTACTTTAGAAGTTTGTAAACTACTACCATTCCAGATCAAACATCCTTCTGTGTTTCCTACAATAGATTTACCCAATGTAAACATGAGAGGTTTGAACATATCAGGTTAAACCATAATGAGAAATCTCTAAGAGGTTGTAGATCTTTGATCCATTCTAACAGATGCTTGATTGATTTTTTGAATCATGGATGAGTATTTGCCATAAGCATCAAAAGGAGTAAATTTTATTTCTGTTTCAAAATTGCCTGGAGTGAATTTATGTGAAAGTCCTGTTACTCCATAGATGTTGTCTGCGGAGGTTCCTGTCTGGAAGTCAATGAAAAACTGTTGAGCAAAATCAATGAGAGGACAACCAAAAACAGGGAGAGAGAGTTCACAAGGAATAATACTCAGTGGTAATCCTCCAGGTTGTTCACCGTTTGCTTGTAAAGGACCCGCTCTAAAACTTCTTAACATGTTGACGGTAGACAGAGCAGGATCTTGTTGAGAAGCAAGGTTTGCTCCTCCTTTGATAGCTGAACCTTGTATTCCGTAGATAATGTAAGGCATTGTAGACATCAGGAATTCTTTTATTCTTTTAGGACCGCCTAAAATCCTATACTGAGCAGAATCATTTTCATCTTGGTCTTGTGCTCTGATTCTTTCAACCAACCCTTGGTTTATTGCCATTGTTATAATAGTGTTTGAACTAGTTGAAACCGAGTCTCTTATCTCTTGTTCTCCATCATTAACATTGGAAGGTATAGATCCTATGGATGTTAAAACATTTTCTCTAGCAGAAGCAAGAATAGCCGCTTGAGATTCATAAACAGAAGACTGTCTATCAAAAACATGAATTCTTAAGATTGATTTTTGTGTGTTTATCTGTTGACTTTGAATAGTTTGTTGTTCGTCTACTACTCTCTTACTTGGCAAACATTCAACATAGAAATCAATCTGTGGCATTTTAAAGGTACCATCAGGAGTTCTTTCTCTCATTCTGTTTTCTAGTCTTGTTTGATATTCAATGGAGTTTCCTCTTGGCCTAACAGTGGTTTCACCTGTTTGTCTGTTTCTTACTTCCTGATATAAATCAGAAATACCATAGACAGGAGCACCAGGATCATCAATCAATATGTTGGCTACAAATTCAATAAACTCTTTTAGAGACATGTTTGCTGCTCTTGAAAGATTTTCTGTTCTGTATCTCGTGTATTGTTGTATAAAATATCTTACATCAACTGGAAACTGGCCTATGTTGATAGTGTTAGCAAACCCAGCATATTGATTGAATGGATAATAGATGAATTGAACATCATCATATTTGTTTGTGTTAGCTAACGGTTCTCCCACAAACACCAACATGAGTTTTGCTAGACTGATTGTGTTGTTTCCATATGTGTTGTTTATAACCGCTTCTCTAAGAACAGAACTTGTTCCTGTTCCACCTTCATATACAGGTCTTCCAAGATTTCTACCATCTCTGGTTATGTTTTCTGGTAAAACACCACCAGCTATGAAACTATCAGGAGTGTTTGATATCAAACTAAACCTTGCTTCAATACTTCTTTGAGTAGTAGTAGTGAGTTGTGCCAAACTTCCTCCGTTGTTATCAGGTGCAGTTGTACTTGTTCTGGTTTGATAGAGTTGTCTTAATGAATCTCTCAGCCTTGAAACGTTTTCATTTGAGGCATGACGTGAAAGACTAGTTTCAAGTTCTCTTAGATTGTTTACCATGTCAGAAGAAAGTCTAAGTCTTGATTGCCAATCTCCTGCTGTTTCAAGAAGTTGAACTCCTCTGATCTCTCTTGTTCTATTGTTAGCCGCTTCTGTACGCGCATTCCCGACTACTCCTCTTCTTTCAAGAGAACTTACAATGTTTGTAAGTCTTTCAATTGTTCTTATTATGTTTTCTGTACCATTTTCATACTGAGATATTGTTTGAGTATAGAAATCATTACTGCCTTTCATAAACAAATCAAGAGTTATGTTAACCTGCCCAGCACCATCAAAGTTAAAGTTAACATTTCTGATACCGTATTTTTCTTTTGCTCTTAAACCATTGATTATAACTCCATATGGATTTGCTAAAGTTTTATCTGGATGACTCCATCCATATTCTAAAACAATCTCAGTTGTTCCATATAGATCTGGTTTAATAAAATCAGCTATTTCATGCATTCTGGATCTGTCATGCAGAACAAATTCCATTTTGGCTGTTTTATAACACATTAAACCAACAGAAGGAGCTACATCAAGTGAGAGTCCTTTAAATGTTAAAAAAGGTCTAAAACTATCAACCACAGGAACGGTTCTGTTTTGTGAACTTTGACTTGACAAAGGATTCACAAGTGTTTGAGGAGAACAAAACAATTCCATTCCAGCGGTTGACAAGATTCCTGCGGTTGTTGATCTTCCCCCTTCTATGGTTCCTGGTATTGTGTTTAGATCTGTCATCAATCTTGCTGTACCAGAAGTGCCAACATTTACTGCTCCCTCAAGGAATTTTAATAAACTAAGAGTTTGAAGGTTGTTGTTCAGATCTGTTGGTTCCCTACCAAACATAAACTCTGTTTTTATAAAAGGAACAGCCCTTGAAAATTCAATAGGTGATATTCCATTAAAAAACACAGTTAATAAATTTGTATTTTTTATAGAAGGACCAACTTGATGACTGTTAATAAACGTAACAGATAAACCAGGATTTGCTTTTGTTGGGTTGTTTGGAGTGGAATTGATAGATCCTTGGTTACTTCTACCTAACATCTGGTTTAGGGTTGTTGAAACAAAAGGAAGATCCTCAGTGGTTGTTTCATAGAAGATCTTACAAAACCTTTGTATTCTTTCAGCATAGTTTGCTGTGGTATCTCTCCCTATCACCGTTGTTCCCAAACTAGGAACAGAAGCAAAAACTTGAGAAAGTTTTGTTATTAAATCCTTGGTTGTTAAACCTCCATCCTGTGTGTTTGTTATCAGGTTTACTAGATCCGTTAGTTGTCTTGGAGGTCTGTTAGATCTTTCAGGTACGGAGTTGGAAAACCCTTGTATTTCTCTCAGAGCAAGAGTTTCTGCAATCTCATCGGAACTATGAAGACCAAACCAAGGAGATAGTTTATCTACCGCACTTGCCACGAGAATTCTATCAAGACTTATGTCAAAATCTCTAGCCAACTTGTTATTCCCCTATAAGTTTCATAGTATCTTCAAGGTTTGGAACTCTAACAACTGTTCCAGCAGGTACTTGTAAACCAAAACCAATGTCTGAACATGCTGCTAGAACCCACCAGAGTTTTCCATCACCATAGATCTGTGCTGCTAGAGTATCAAGTCTTTCTTTCTGATGAACTATGATTGTGTCGTATCTTAACTGGTTAGTTCTGATAGCTGTTCTTAGAAAAGAAATCACATAAGAAGTTCCATAGACACTACCATTCAACACTGGTGTTCTTGAGTATCTCTTTATAGTAGAAGTTGTCATGTTTTATAGATCAGTCTTTTCCTTGCTTCAATGAACCTTGTCTCTTGGTTTGTATAGTCTGCTGCACTGTCAGAAGTTAGTTTACCATTGATCTTACCTACGTTATAGATAGGTGCTGTCATGAAACCGTTTGAATCTATACCTGGAACTATGTCGTGGATAGGAGCAAAATCAAAAGTAACATCCAACATCTGTGGTGCTCTGCTGTTAAACAAATCCACCGTCCAGTGACTTGTTTGTGGTTCAAGTCTGATAGATTTTATAAATCCTGCTAGTCCTTTACCCTGAACAGAAGCAAAAGCTTTAAAGATGGGATTCTCTGTGTCAGAAATAAATCTGTCAACAGCTCTTTGATCTGTAACGGCGGTTGTGTTTGGGTTGTTGTTTGCAGGATCTTGAGATACCTGTCTTGTAACCTTAGATCTAACATCCTCAAAATCAACAAGAACTTGGTTCCTTGGTACAACAAACTCACCTGGATCTTCACCCACTGGAGAGAGTAGTGTAACAATAAAATCAGTTGGAGTGGTTCTTTGAACAACCGCACGGTTTTCTGTTCCTGTTATAAACACTCCTCTATCTCTTTGTCTTGTGTTTCCTCTTCTGGTTCTGTTTACTATTGAACTAGCAACGGTTTGTTGATCTAACGTTGCTATTCTTGTATAACCTTGTAGATAAGCTGCTCCTGTTCCGTTAGGTCTTACTCTAAGAATGTCACCTCTTGAATAGTCTCCTTGTTCTCTTGCTCTTATCAAACCGTTGATTCTTTGAGCTACTTGTTGTTGAGTGAGAAAAGAACTATCTTCCATTCTGTTAGCGTTGGTTGTTTGTGTAAGACGATCAAGATTGAACTTTGACTGATCCGTTGATATTCCAAACAACCTAGCTAGGTTGAACTTACTATAGTTGGTCTTAAACAAATCTCCTAGTCTCATCCTAACCATTGGTGATGCTGATATGTGTTGTGAAAAAGGCTGAGTTATTTTGTTGTTTGTGCCCCAAGTTAACTGTCTTCCTTCTGACCATTGTGGATAAACAAGAGTAACAAATTTATTAAGCTTATACCACAACATATCAAAATCTTCTTCATCAAGAGCAACAAGTTTAAAAGCAACATTGATACTTCTTCTAGTGTTTTTATAAACCATTGTTTGGTCTATTCTTCCAAACCCTTCTGATTCCTCATAGTTTGTATCAAACCCATCAGAGACACTTGATAGAAAAGCGTGAAAAGATATTATTTCATTTGTTCTAAGATCGTGAAAATAAAACGGAACATAATCTTTTTCAAGATGTTGTTCCATCTTGTTTAAAAATTCTGTTTTAATTCGGTTTCCGTTTGTTAGGTTTTGATCACCTGTTACAATCAATGATTTTCTAGCATCAGCAGGATTTGTTCCTATATGAAAACTAGTAGCAAAATTTTCAATGTCCCTTTTCTTTGAATCACTGAATCTTTCGGCGGATTTAACAAATGATTCAGGTAGAATCAAAAGTGATTTTGCTGATTCTGTCCTCCAGGCGTGTTTTCCATCTGATAACCTACCTTTTGCTATAACAATGGCAGGGTTTAAACCAAGACCTTCTGGGTCTTTTTCATCTATCAAGGCATCTGAAATATTTATACTGTTATATCTGTCTAAAACATCTGACTGTAAATGTTCAGAATCTATTCCTAGATCTCCAATTGTAGCTATAACATTAATGAATCCAAGCAGAGGAGAAGAGTTGAGTTTGTTGACTATTTCAATAGGATTCAAGGAACTTGCTAGTGTTTGTACTTCTTGAGTTTTGTTTCCTCCATTGCCATCTGCTAAGTTGATAGAACTAACAACAACAGGTACAGAGAAATCAAAAGCAGATCTGATAACTTGCCTTAAAACAGTGTTATAGTAACCATGGTTTTCTGATATTGTTTTCGCAGCACTAGCAGGATTAGAAGGGAAGAATCTGTTGTCTTCTGAGTTGAAATATATAGACATTCCTTTGTCAATACAGTCTATCAGATCATTTTTTGTTTCAACTAAATTTAATTCTACGCCTAGTCTTGAAGTCAAACTATCTTTTGTTGCAACTGATACTCTTGAATGTCCTAGTTTTCTTATATGGTTTTGATAAAAGTCGGAAGTTTGTTCAAGTTGGTTTGTTGGGATAGTAGAAACGGTTGTACTAGAGATTTTATACAATGCTACAACAGCTTTTAAAATACCACCAACAGACAACATCAATCCAGTAGCAAGAGCTATTGAAGGTGCTGCATTAAAACCTGAAAATGTAGCAGCATGGTTGTTTACACTTCCGTAGGTTGTTAAGTCAGAATCATCTATCAGAGAAGTTGATTCTTCATAAGATTCATTGATGGTTTTATAAGATTCAACAAGTTTAATACTTGAAACTGGAAGTTTTTTACCTAGTCGTGCCAAACCAGGAACAACCGTGTTAAGTAACACAGCAGGTTCTTGTACATTTATAGCTGAAGCTAGTTCTCCAGAACTACGTAACATTAAAATATCGCCTAGTTTTTTAAGATCTTCTACTAGGATCTTAGTTCCTGTATTTGGCAGAACTACTGGAAAGTTCTTTGGAGCGTGAACTCCAAAGTTGTTTTTCTGTGTATAACCAACTGATAACTTAGATCTTCTTTCATTGTAAGTTTGATTTAAATCCACAAGTGGACTGCTTGGATTTGTTAGAGGGTTGTTGTCAGTTAAAACTTCATCAACTCTGTTAGCAAATCTTGATTCACCAAGATTAAGATTAACATCATTTAAAACTTGGTTTATGTCTTGTAGATTTTGTTGACTAGGATCTATTCTTGATTTTTTGATCAAGAATCTTCCTTGTTTTCTGCTGTCAAGAAGCCCTGAGTTTGATATGTTGGTATAACCAGCAGCTTGTAATAACAAACCACCTGTTAAACCTGTACCTACAATTCTTTCAATTGTGGTTTGACTGTTTGTTGTTGAAGCAGGATCAATCAACCTTCCAGTTGTTTCTGTTAACTGGTTATCAAGAAACAGATCATTAACTCTAGACATGTCAGAAGTAAAAGTTCCATAAAACTGTTTTAGTTCTGGAACAAAATCATCAGGTCTGTCAACGTTGGTTTGATTTTCTGGTCCTGTATTCTCTAGAACAACTACAAGTCTTCTAGGGCTAGGATTAACAATGTCAGTTCTTGAAGGAGGCATCCTTGTTAATTACTTTTTCAAGAGGAAACAAAATGTTTTGCTTTAATTGTTTGTTGTATTGTTCAAGAACTTGTCTTAACTGTTCCTCGTCACTATCTGTAGTAACAAGTGGTTCTAGTCTGTTTAGTAATGTTTCTAAGTCTATCATCCCTCTCCTCTCCTACTATGAATAGGATTACACTAACTAGTTGTTACCACTACTCTAGGCCCTTGTGTGGTGTTTCTTGAAGTTTGTACCAGAGATGTTTGCAGGTCTCTAGAGTCTAGTACAATTTGGAACTTCATGTTAAGGTTAACATTTCCTTTGTGAATAGAAAACTCTCCATTTTCACCTAGACCAATATCATTTGCTAGTCTTCTCAAGCTAACATTGATGTTTGGCAGATCTTTGATGTTTGTTATCTCAGCAGACAAGCTATTAATTTCATTCACCATAGCCCTGATTGAATCACCTATTCTTGATTTTGTACTGTTTTTTACTCTTGAAGCCATAGATTGAGTTTGTTGGCTAACCGCTGAAAGTACGGAACCAATTTCACCTGTTGCTGTTAACAAGTTTTTAACTCTTGACATCATAACAACTTTTTCTTGAATCCCTTGTGGTATTGACCAGTTAGCTACAGCCTTTATACCGGCTTTGAGTTCTCCACCAGGAGTTCCTTGCGCAGTATTAAACATTGTTTTTATAAAAGCAGACAGTGTTCGTAATTTAAGGATTGAAGCAGTGAACACATTTCCGGTTGAACTACCTTTCAAAGATTCAAACACGGCTGGAACTGTTTGAATTGATTCAAACGTAGACTTGATCACTGCCATCTTGTTTTTTATTTCTGTTCCTTGTCCACCAGGGATTCTAACGGCTGATATTTTTTCTATAATTCCAGGCAGTAAGTTTTGTACCCTTTCCATTAAAGAGTTAACAAACTGAGTTACTTGAAATATAACACCAGTGTCAGGAGCTCTTGAGTTAGCACCAAAGAAACTACTTGTTAGACTTGTAAACAAGTTAGCAATTCCTACAATTCCTCTCATAGCTCCATTTAAAGCTGGGGTAACAGCATTCATGGTAGCTATCTGTTGAGGGTTCAAGTCTTTGATTTTATCAACAATGTTAGTTACAACGGATTTAATAGAATCCAAAACTCCAGTGTTTAACACGTTGTTGCTCATACTTTTCATCACAATTGCAACATGACCGAGAGCACCGGCAAAATCCGCTGATTTGTTAAGTTGCTCTATGGTTCCTGTTCTTGGCATCATTGCTTGTGCAAAATCACCAACCCCTTTTAATATGTTTGTGAATATCTCTGCTCCTTTGATTGAGTTAGCATCAAAGGTTTGAAGATTTAATGTTCTGATAGAATGTAGGACTATGTCAACGACAGAACCTATAGCTAACGTCATTCTGGCAATGAAAAGACTTGTTTCTTGTATCTTTGGTACAACATCAGAACTATCAAACCAAGCACTGGTGTTTTTTAACATTTCAGCAGGAGGCTGTAGGTTTTTAACAAAGTTACCAATAGATCCTATAGCCCCAACAAGAGAGTCTAGTTTTTGTAGTTGTTCACTAGAAGCACCTGAAGCTTGTTTTAACAACACTTCAGTTATTCTTGTTATCTGTGTTGACGAAACTGTTATTATCTCAAGAACTTTTTGCAAGGTTGCTCTTAGTTCTCTTTGAGGATCGTTTCCAAACATTGCTGAAACCAGAGAACCAAAAGCAGTAGGTGCTAAAGCTCCTGCAACCCCTGCAAATGCTTGAACAAAACTGGAAACTCCTGATATAACTTTTAGAAAACTTTCAACTTTGGTTTCAAATCCAGGTGAAGGTCTAAAACCATCAATGGTTCTCATGATACCCATGGTACCTTTAACCATAACGTCAACAACTAAACCAATGGCAAGTAATCCTATTGCCGAAGCTATTGCTAGTTGAGGGGCAAGAGCAAACAGTGTTCCTAGACCTGTAGCAACCACTAAAACACCAGAAGCTGCTAAAACAAGAGCACTTGTTGCAGCCATCAACACAACTGATTTAGCAACATCTTCTTTGGTAAATCTGTTTTCTTTAACCACTCTTGTCATGCCATAAGCAGTTAGTATCATACCACCTATAACAACCCCAAGTCCCAAGAAAGCTCCTGCCATAGCAGCAGGATTAACTCCTGCCATTGATTTTGAAGCTAATCCTACTAAAGCAGCAGCACCCGCAGCAGCAACTAAAGCAACACCAGCAGAAACCATAATTGATGCAGCTTTGGCAATCTCACCTGGGGTTATTCTGTTCTGTCTGATATAGTTGATAGTAGCTTTCATAGCAAACAACAATCCAACAAAGCCTATTGCTATAAATCCAGCCACAAGAGCTATCTGAGCAAGTGAGTTTGGGTTGATCTTTGAGTTGTTTGCCGCTGCTCCAAGTCCAGAAGCTGAATCAACAACTCCAGTAGATCCCTTAGCAGCATCAGCAGCACCAGCTAGATTACCTACTCCACTAGAGGCCCCAGCAGCCTTTGCAGTGGCTTCTTTTAATTTTTCCATGCTAGCCTCTACTGAGTTTTTTAAGACCCCTGTAAGACCTTGTAGTAACACTCCACCTATGGTTGTTAGTAAACCTCTAACAAATGCAGAACCTGCACTAACAGCAACAGTTCCTCCTATTTCAACTTCAAGTAAACCTATGATATATGGTTTAGCTTTTGTCCAAGCAGCAAAAAACAATCCTTTAAGGGCTTCAAACAGTTTAGCTCCAGCAGTATCAACTCCTTCTAACAGAGTGTTGAGAATAGATCCAAAGAATCCTCCCCCTGCTCTCATCGTAGAAATTATTGAACTTAAACTTTTTCTTCCTGTTATTATGTCAACAAGAATATTAACACCTTTAGTAACCCCGGATATTGCCTCCAACAGTATTCCATTAGCTATTTGAGAGAAAGCAGAGAACATAGCTTTAGCTCCACCAAGAAACTTCTGTCCTGCTTCTGATCTGCTATCAAAGTAGTTGAAGAATGTTTCTTTTAGAGTTTTTAACAAATTAGGAAAGGCTTTTGGATTCTTTCCTGCAATCTGTTCAAAGAACGTATGGAAGGCTGTTTTAACTCCTCCAAGCATTGTTCTGAATCCTCTTGGGTTGAAGAATCCTTTAAGTCCTTCAAAGAACTGCTTAACCCCTGGAAATATCTGGACGAACATACGTCCAACTTGAATACCAGCCCTGAATGTTTGATGCAGGGTATTTCGTAAAGCATGTAAGACTTGTCGGAACTCTCTTGATCTCCTTATACCAACTAAGAATCCTTTAATAAATCTATCAATGAATCCAAGGTTTGAACCACTACCAGACTTAACAAGTCTTTCAATAGCCCCTGATAGTTTTTGGAGAGCTTCAGCTTGAGTTAGTTGACTCTTTCTTGCACTGTCACCTTTTTTCTTAACTTGATCATAAGAAAGTCCTTGATTTTTTAAGGAAAACACCAGACCAACAGAAGCGTCATCAAGACCTGTTTGTTGAGCTAACAATCTTCTTTCTTGATAGGTCATGTTCTCAACAGATCTTCCAGCTTGGAAAAATGCTTTCCTTAACTGTTCTATTTTATCTGCTGGGTCTTGAGCCTTCATTAATCTGAGAGCATCAACGTTAAGTCCAAAAGCTTGTGATAGTTGTGCAGCCCCTTGTGCAGCATCTTCAAAGTTCATGAACTTGTCCATGACACCACCAAGAGCCTTAACTTCAACTCCTAGTCTTCTAGCATAAACAGATACTTGAGTTAGCTCTCTAACCCCTAGATGACCAAAGTGTTGAAAGTCGGCCATCATATCGCCAACTTCTCTTGATATAGTTTTAGTTGTTACATTAAAACTTTTAGACAGTTGTAAAGAATAGTTTGCTATCTCTCGGTTGATTTCATTGATGTCTTTTCCAGATGAAAAAGCTCTTGATGCAACTGCTTTTAACCCTTCATCTGTTAATCCTAAAGCTTTGTTATAAGCGCCTAAAGCTTCAGCCCCACCTTCACCAACCTTTAAACTCCCAGTCAATAATCCATCAAACAGAGGTCCTAACTTGGTTGCATATTCTCTAAAATATTGTAACCTACCAACCAGTGTTCCAAATATTCTATAAACACTTAAACCAGTGTTAGCTAGTTCACCTTTCATACTTCTTGAAAGGTCTATAATAGCTCCACCAGCTTCTCTCTTTAAAAAACCAAACTGTTTACGTATCTCTTCTAGTTCTTGTGCAAGTTCATTACTTCCACCTGTATCTGCCGTTTCTATCAGATCACGTAATATCTTAAACGGAAAAGTAACAACAGAAGCAGCAAAATGTCCTATTGAAGCAGCAACATTTTTAGCGTTTGCTATCAACACCTTGGTAAGATTGATACTAAGTTTAGCTCCTTGGGTAAACCCACTAAAAGCTGCTGCCCCTATTGTTCCAAGTTTTACTTGATGGCTATTTAATATTTCATAAGCTGCTCCTAAGAGTTTAGCTTTGGCTGACTGGTCATGTAGGAGTGTATTTATAACATCCAGTCCTTTAGCAGTTTTCTGGGCTGTTCTCATCTTACCTGTCAACAAACCCATCAAACCAGTAGCATCTGATAGTTCTTTGACCTGTCCTTTCATAGACATCTGTTTCATTGAACTAACTAAACTACTAAGAATGTCAGCTTGATCACTCAACAGTTTGTTTTGTTGAGTTAACAACTGGATGTTTTCTTTCAGTTGTTTACTAAGATCTTCTGTTCCTCCTGTTTGATTGTTGTTTGTAGTTGGTGGCATCTCTGATAATTAACCACTAGAGAAAATTTATCGTGGATCAACAAACAGAAATGAATCCTATCAGTAAGATGTTTTTTGGAAACGTCCTAGCTTGGATGACAAAAGGAGCTCCTCTTCACTGGAAACTCAGAGGGAAACCACAAGAGATTGAAGCTTTTATCAAAGTGTTAAAAACATCTAAGAGATTTCAAGAGGAACTTGTTAATCCAGGTGCTACAATAGATTCTGTCATGGAAGCTTTAAATCAAAAAAACCTTGCTAGAACAGAATTTAAAACAACAACAGGAAAAGACTGGCCGCTCTGACAGCAAAGAAAGAACACACATGCAAACATTTATATCAAAAAAAGGAATCACTCAAACAAAGAGTGATGAAACAGGAACAAGAGTTGAAGGTTATCTTACCGTAGATGA